AACACCCCAAATGGTATTAGCATAAGCATAATCCATACCTTGGACTGCCGCATTTGCTGCGGATGTTAAACGACCATAGGCATCAACGGTGATTACTGGAATCTGTGTAGCACCACCATATGTGGTTGCTGTGACACCTGAAGTCGCAAGGTCAACATAAACAGTTTCGGTTGAACCTACGGTTACAGTATTTGCCCAAATTCTTGATGTGCTATTACTTGTAACAGTCTCAACTTTACCATTAGCAACACCCCAAATGGTGTTAGCATAAGCGTAATCCATACCTTGGACTGATGCGTTTGCCGCAGAGGTCAAACGACCATAGGCATCAACGGTGATTACTGGAATCTGTGTAGCACCACCATATGTGGTAGCGGTTACACCTGTTGAAATTAGGTTTAGTGTAGGTGTTGTAGTACCAGAACTATAAATCTGTCCTGCTGTACCGGTTACGGAAGCAACCTTCGCATTAGCAGCACCGAAGGCGCCATTTGCTACACCAAAGACAGAACCAAACTGTGTAAGTGTCGAATATGTTGCTGAGGTATAGTTATTAGTAGAGGTACCAACCGCAGAAGCATAAGAATTAGCGGAAGTAGCAAGAGTATTTGCCTGACCATATGCGGCATTCGCTACACCAAAACCTGATGTAATCCATGTGATGGCATTAGCGCCGCCAAGGGTTAGATTGCTGGTATTGAAATCGGCAATCAATACGGCATTAACCATATTGTTGCCGCCAGGAACAAAGTTATTATTTGCTGGTTCTGTATCATAACCATTAAACAGATAATACTGCTTATTGGTGGCATCTCTAACAAGACCTGTGTGAACGTTGGCGGCAGTAGTATTACCATAGTTAGCAATAAAACCGATATCAAGTAAGTCTGTTCCGGAATAGTTATTGGCAGCAAGATAGATTAAGGAATCACCAACAACTAAGTTATTTGATGAAACGACTGTTGAGTTACCAAGGAATGTTAGATTACCAGTGATAGCAAGATCACCAGTAATTGTCTGGGAACCGGCAGTTAGTTTTACGAATGTAGAGTTAACCCAAGTATTAGAAGCATTAGCATATCCATATGCCGCATTTGCTACACCAAAGGCCGCATTAGTTGTTGTATAACCGGCGTTTTGTGATGTATAAGCAGCATTAATAACCGCAAATGCCGAATTAACAGCAGCATAAGTGGTATTGGAATGGCCAAAAGCGGCGGTTGTATTGGTTGATACACCGTTAGCAAAGGCAAAGGCGGCAGTACCATTAGTTGAGGTGTAAGCATTATTCGCTACACCAAAGGCAGCGTTAATGACACCAAATGCTGAGTTAACCGCTGTATAAGTTGCGTTAGAATGTCCAAAGGCGGCATTAGCAATAACACCTGCTTGGTTGGCAGCAAGACCTGCCGTATTGGCATATCCTCCTACAGTATTCGCCGAATCAAAGGCAGCATTAGCAGTATCAAATGCCAAATTGGCAGTAGCACCTGATGGAACTGCTGAACCGTTTACCACCAAATTTGTAGCGGTTATGCTGGTTGCTGTTATTGAATTATTTGTTATTGTTACAGTATTACTACCAACAAAGACGTTTCCTGTGACTCTCAAATCACCTGCGAATACCACATTACTTGTGTTTGCTAAAGCATTATTTGCTTTATTAAAGGCGGCATTAGCAGTATCGAAAGCAGGAGCAACCTGAGGTGCTACGTTATTTGCTGAGTTAAAGGCTGCGTTAGCAACACCAAACACAGAATTGGTTGCGGAATAAGCGGCATTAGCAATACCGTATCCTGAGTTAGCAACACTAAAAGCAGTATTGGTTGTATTGTAGGCAACATTAGCAATACCGTATCCTGAGTTAGCAACATTAAAAGCAGAATTCGGAGCAAGAGGATGGCCGCCGGTAGTCGAACCATCATGAACGACTACAGTTTTTTTATCTGTATCGATACTAATTTCACCTGCCGCTCCAGTGAAATTTTGATTTTGGGCCGTTGTGCCTCTTCTAAATTGTACCTGTGTTGGCATATTTAACTATCCTCATGGGTTTTGATAATTTGTTATATTCTATTTATAATAATTCTGGTTTCGATTATTTAGGTCAAAACACCTAAATCTTGAACTTTAATTTGTCCGACCGGTTCCATAGAATCGTAAGATTGGGATAAATTTACACCGAACGCATCCGTCAGAGAACCACCTGTAGAACCAGGATAAGTTTCTCCTGTAGATAAATCTCCTGTCGGGAATGTAAAGATTGTTGAGTAAATGAATCCTGAACCGGAAGCAGCCGAAATAGTATTTGCGTAATTATAAGCATTATTAGCAAGAGTATATGCTATATTTGCTTCATTATATGCCGAATTCGCATTTGCTGCTACACCGTAGGCGAAGGTGTTGACTCCGTTAGCAAAAGCGAATCCGGCCGCTGCATTATATGATATACCATTTGCAAAATCATATGCTAAGTTTGCTGTATAGAAAGCAGATGAACCGTTAGCAATTGTGGTGAATGTTGAAATAACAAAAGAATTTACCGAATTTGTAGAAGAATTTGTATATTGTCTGGCATAAGAATTTGCAGAATTTGATGATATATCAACATGTGAATTTATAGCAATAGAGTTGTTTGAAATAGTAATATTAAGACCGTGAATATCACTATTTGCAGAATTAGCCAAAGCAAATGCTGCGGCAGCATTTACAGCCACACCATAAGCAAAAGTATTAACTCCGTTGGCGAAATCGTATGCAGAATTGGCAACTGTATAAGATGAATTAGAGACAACAAAAGATGAATTAGAAACCGTATATCCAGCATTAAGTGTATCATATGCTGATTTAATCCAAACTATGGCATTAGCAGAACCTAAGGTTAAGTTAGATGTGTTAAGGTCGGCAACCAATACGGCATTAACCATATTATTGGCACCAGGTACGAATGTATTATTAGCCGGCTCAGCATCATAACCTTGGAAGAGATAGTATTGTTTATTGGTCGCATCTCTTACAAATCCAGTATGAACGTTAGCGCCTGTTGTATTACCGTAATTGGCGATAAAACCTATATCAAGTAAATCGGTACCACTATAATTGTTAGCAGCAAGATAAATTAACGAATCACCAACGACCAAGTTATTTGCTAAAATTGTTGTAGCGTTACCTAAGAATGTGAGATTTCCTGTGAGTGAAAGATCACCAGTTATTGTTTGTGAAGGTGCTGTTAATTTTAAGAATGTGTTATTGGCATAAGTATTAGAGGCATTTGCCGTAACACCGGCATAATTATTTGCAGCATTTGTTGATACGTTTGTATAAGCATTAGCACCAATACCAGTATTATATGCCAAAACGTTAGATGAATTCGCTTTATCAAATGCTCCGTTTGCTACACCAAAAGCAACGTTGAGCATATCTCTGGTTGGTGCGATTTGTGGTGAAACGTTATTGGCAGCAGCAAATGCTGCGGCAGCATTTACAGCCACACCATAAGCAAAAGTATTAACTCCGTTGGCAAATCCATATGCAGAGTTCGCAACTGTATATGCAGCATTAGCGGTATTGAAAGATGGTGCAACCTGTGGTGCTACGTTATTGGCAGTTCCGAATGCCGCATTTGCAACATCATAAACGGAATTAGCAGCAAAATAAGCAGCCGCAGCATTTGTCACGGCACTATTTGCTCTGTTAAAGGCAGAATTAGATACACCAAATGCTACATTTAATGTGTCTCTTGTTGGAGCAATTTGTGGTGAAACGTTATTGGCAGCAGCAAAAGCGGCCGCAGCATTTACTGCTACACCGTAGGCGAAGGTGTTGACTCCGTTGGCAAATCCGTATGCGGAGTTAGCAACTGTATATGCTGCATTAGCTGTATTGAAAGATGGAGCAACCTGAGGTGAAACATTATTAGCGGAAGCAAATGCAGCATTTGCAACATCAAAAGCGGTATTGGAAGCAAGTGGACGACCACCTACGGTAGAACCGTCATGAACAACTACTGTGTTTTTATCTGTATCAACTGTAATTTCACCAGGAGCGCCAGTAAAAGCAGAATGTTGTGCCGTATTACCTCTTCTAAATTGTACCTGAACGGACATTCTTATATGCTCCCATAATCGTTTGTGGATGAAAATGCTACATTAATCCATCCGAAATCGGCATTTGGACCCGTTGGTCCACCTATTGTAATAGTTTTTGAAACCGGATCTGTTGTTATATTTATGCCATTTGTTGGCGTAATGTTTAAAGTATCGTTTAAAGATGCGACTACACTACTTTGACCTGGAACGGAAATTGTTGTGAAAGAATTACTACTACCTCCTCCACCTGTATTCGCCTTAGCAAATGCGGCGTTAGCAATAACACCTGCTTGGTTAGCAGCAGCATATGCCGCATTAGCAACAACACCTGCTGGTACATCACCACCACTTGAAACAGTATTAGCATAATTAAATGCCGCATTAGCAACATCAAATGCCGGTTTTAAATTTGCCTTAATCGTAATGATATCGTTGATGATATCACCAGAGATTTCAATATTATCACCATTTGATATTGATAAAATGGAATTTGTTGCTGCGGCCGTTATTAAAGAACCGTTGGCATTAACGGTAGAAAAACTTAGAACATTAGCAACTGCGGCACTTGAAAAGGAAACAATCTGACCGGTAAGATTTTTATAATATAGTTTACCGTCAGCATAGTTAATAGCTAACTCACCATTCGCCAAGGACGATGGTATAGAACTTGGTGTTGAAGAATATTTAAGTTGAATTACTGTGTTAGCCATTAAAAGTCGTCGTTCTTTTCTTCTGTTTCTTTCATGACTAACGGAGTTTCGCTTTTATCCTTAGTTGTATTTATAACTTTTTTAGGAGGTGATTTAGGTGTTAATTTTTCTTTAAGGCTTTCTATTTCTTTATCTTTATCAATAATCAATTTTTTCATTTCATTCATTTGAGATGTTAAAGTATCCATATGTGATACTTTATTCTTCATCTCATTATATTCTTGTTCCCACCTTATAGCATCGGCCCTTGACTGGTTGATTTGTTCGTTATTGTCCCCTAATTTAGATTTATAGGAATCCAATTCCGCTCTAATACCACCTAATTGTTCTTCAAGGGAGGATATGGTCGCATCTTTACCTGCGACCATATCACTCGTAACTTTCAGTTGTGTTTTAAGTTGGAGAACCATAGTCACATATTCATGTAACATTCCAACAGAATTGTCTACGTAAGCATTAATATAAGCATTTGAATCACTCATAATATATTCTCCAATTTAATTAAGTTAGAAGGTGCCTCCAGAAATCATTTCGAATTGTGGAACACCTGTAGTGGATGCCATTAGAACTTGTCCTTCTGTACCAGCAGATGTTACTTGGAAGGCCGCGTTGCCGCCACCACCAAATAGAACACCGTTTAATGTAGCAGAAACTATACCTGTACCGCCGTATCCAACATTTACAGTTGAACCGTTCCATGTACCAGTTGTAATTGTACCGAGACCGGTAATTCCTGTATAAGAACCGGAAAGTCTGCTTGAAGAAAGGGTGCCTGATGAAATATTTGCTGCATCAGAGAACGTTTGGAAGATAATAGTATTAAGGGTATTGGCCCAAGTATTAGACGCGGCACCAACAACGTCGGTGTATGCGTTACCTGATGTTCCTACAGTATTAGCATAAGCATTAGCACCAATACCTGTATTGTAAGCGAGGACGTTGGCAGAGTTTGCCTTAGCAAATGCGGCGTTAGCAATAACACCTGCTTGGTTAGCAGCGGCAAAAATTGGAGCATGGCCATGGCCTATTACTGAAAATGTAGCATTAGCCCAATTATTACCAGATGCTCCAACCGAGGTGGCATAAGCATTTGCAGAAACACCAACCGCTGCGGCATATACGTTAGCAGCAACACCGACAGAATCGGCATAAGCATTAGCACCAATTCCTGTATTGTAAGCAAGGACGTTAGCGGCGTTGGCTTTATCAAATGCCGCACCAATCCAAACGATGGCATTAGCACCACCAAGTGTTAGATTACTTGTAATTAAGTCGGCATTAAGAACCGCAAGGGTCATATTGTTTCCGTAAGGAACAAATGTATTATTTGCCGGTTCTGTGTCATAACCCTGGAATAGGTAATATGTCTTATCTGTGGCATCTCTAACAAGACCGGTATGGACGTTAGCGCCAGTAGTATTACCATAGTTGGCGATAAAACCAATATCTACTAAATCTGTACCAGAATAGTTATTGGCAGCAAGATAGATTAAAGAATCACCAACATTCAATTGTGAAGAAGAAATTACTGTAGAGTTGCCGAGGAACGTTAAATTACCTGTAACAGCAAGGTCGCCGGTGATTGTTTGGGAACCTGCTGTTAGTTTAACGAATGTGTTATTTGCGTATGTGTTTGCAGCAACACCAACTGCCGCGGCATATGTATTGCCTGCGGTACCAACTACGTTAGCATAAGCATTACCAGCCGCACCAACTACTACTGTATAAGCATTACCTGCTGTTCCGATAGCAACTGCATAAGCATTACCAGATGTTCCAACTGATGTAGCGTAAGCATTACCAGCCGCACCTACAGCAGTAGCATAGGAATTTGCTGATGTAGCAAGAGTATTAACCTTACCAAAAGCAGCATTTGCAACATCAAATCCTGCTGAAGACCAAGCATATGCTGGGTAAGCATAGTTCGAATAAGTATTATTAGCAAAATCGTATGCTGAATTAGCAACTGTATAAGCAGCATTTCCTTTATCAAAACCAGCATTTGCGGTCTGGAATAGAAGGTTAATAACGGCAAGCGAACCAGCGCCGTTAGCAGCACCATAAGCCGCATTAGCAACACTAAAAGATGTATTGATTAAGTCGAGGTATGCTTTACCGCCGATGGCAATAGTACCGGTACCGTCTGGAGTACCGATAAAGACTGTGTTAGATTGATACGAATAACCAAGTTCTGCTACACTAAGAGATGTAGGTTGTGAAGTGGTTAACGATCTTTTAATTTGAATTAATGTATTGGCCATGTTAGAATGTTCCTCCGTTTACGATGGGCAGTTCTTTTACTACAAATTTATCACTTGCCTCATCATAAACTAATGTTTCGTTATTATCTAAACTTGACGCATCAACGTCTTTTAGTTCAACAATCGTATCAACAGCACCGGCACCGCCGCCAAGTCCGCCTGTTCTGTTATTTATCAAAATTCGGTTTTTAGGTGTTGACGTTACTACAATTTTTGCCATTTTACTACCTTGTTATCGATGGTGATACAATAATAATACCTTCCACCAATCTTGAAACAAGATTTCCTCCCATAACATCTTTAACTTTAACATCGAAAAAGTATGTTCCAGGACTAATATTAGCAGTATTTGCTGAATCCAACTCCACAAAAATTTCACCTGTATTAGGTGTAGGTATGGTACAAACCAAATTAGCAGTCGAATTAATAGAAATTAATGACTTTCTCATCTGAGATGTAACAATATACCCCGTAAGATTTTGCGGGGCATTAGTGCTTTCATCATTAATGGCGACAGTGGTGCTAAACTCAGCACCTCTATCCATGTATAGTTCTACATACTCGGCCATTTTATTCCTTTACTTTACGTCTGGTAAGAATGAACCATAAAGATTAGTTCCATCACTCACAAACGATAGCAAATCTCTGGCATTAGCATCGGTAGTCAATACTGGTGCTACACCAGCAGGCCATTTATAAGAGCTACTAAATGTTAATGTTCTTGACCCGGTACCATCTTGTATTACATGGAGTATATATGTTCCTACTTTTAGATTTGTAGGATTTGCTAATGTTCTATTACCACCAAGTGTAACGGTAGCAACCATTCCTGCTGCAACATTCCAGGAAATTGTAACACCATCGGTTAAGGTCTGAGTTGATGCGTTTGCATTATTATTAATAGTACCTGTTAATGCTATATTAGCATGAGATATGGCACCATTAGATAGTCCATTAGCTGTATAGAACGAACCATTAGCAACACCAAAGGCAGCATTTGCTGTATTATATGCCGGTGCAATTTGTGGGCCAACATTATTAGCAGCACCAAAGGCCGCGTTAGCAACACCAAATGCAGAATTAGTAGTATTGAATATTATTGCTGTATTTGTTTGTGTTGAAAATACAGAATTGGCCCAAGTATTAGATGCTGCACCAACCACGTTAGCATAAGAGTTAGCTCCGGTTGCTACACCGTTGGCCTTAGCAAATGCTGCGGTTGTATTTGTCGAAACACCATTAGAGAAATCATATGCCGATTTGATCCAAACTATGGCGTTCGCGCCACCAAGGGTTAGGTTGCTGGTGTTAAAGTCAGCCACCAATACGGCATTAACCATATTGTTAGCACCAGGAATAAATGTATTGTTAGCTGGTTCGGCATCGTATGCTTGGAATAAGTAATATTGTTTATCGCTTGCGTCTCTAACAAGACCGGTATGAACGTTTTGAGAAGTAGCATTTCCGTAATTGGCGATGAAACCAATATCGAGTAAATCGGTACCGGAGTAGTTATTAGCAGCAAGATATATTAGAGAATCACCGACCACCAAGTTATTTGTTGAAACTACTGTGGAGTTGCCAAGGAATATAAGATTACCAGTAATAGAAAGGTCGCCAGTAATTGTCTGTGCTGCTGATGTTAATTTAACATATGTGGCGGTAGTGTAGGCATTAACAGAGTTTGCCATAGCACCAGCATAGTTATTTGCAGCGGTAGCAGTATTTGCAAGATTATTTGCTGCTAAATTTGCTCTTGCAAAAGCAGCATTAGCAACTGTGTATCCAGCATTTGAAGATGTATATACAGAATTAACAACCACATAAGCAGCATTTACTGAAACATATGCCGCAGATAGACGGACATTATCGGTATTCGATTGGGTATATGCCGCGGTAAGTCTTGTATTATCGGTATTTGCTAAAGTAAATGCTGCGTTAACCGTATCAAAAGCGGCGTTTGTTGCATACCAATTATCAGAAAGAAAAATGGTAATGTTGGCAGTATTACCACCTAAAACCTGTGCCAATCCATAGGCATCATTTGCTCTATTTCTTGCCGTATTGGCCTGAGTATAAGCAGCATTTGCTACAACATAACTACTATTGGTATAAGTATATGCCGAATTAACAACAACATAAGAAGAGTTAGTTAAATCGAAAACGGTATTAACACGGGAAAAAGCGGAGTTTACTACAACGTAAGCTGCCGATAAACGAACATTATCGGTATTAGACTGTGTAAATGCCGAATTAGTTAATGTGTAATTGGCATTTACAGAAACATATGCCGCATTAGCTACCACATATGCCGCATTAGACATATTAAAGTCTGCGTTCTGTGCCGCAAAGGCAGCGTTGGCAACATCGAATGCCGCATTAGTTAGTCCGTAATTGGAATTAGCAATATCAAAAACGGTATTAACACGGGCAAAAGCGGAGTTTGATACAACATAATTGGCGTTAGATGAAACATAGACTGAATTAGTAACGACATAATTGGCATTAGATGTGATATATGCGGCCGTTAATCTTACATTATCGGTATTGGACTGTGCATAAACCGCATTAGCAACATTATAAACAGCATTTGCTGTTGCAAATACCAGATTTTGCTGTTCGTTTAACTGGTTGGAATAGAGAATAATTTGATTGGTTCTCAATCTCCAGGTATCAAATGTATCTGTTAGAGCGACGTTAGCTATTCCCATTTACTTTACCAGTCCTTTTAGCAATTCTTTTATTTCTTGTAAATCGTTTTTGAGTAATGATACATCTTCTTTTAATGTATCCATCTCTTTCTCTCTCTGCCTTTTCGCTTTATATGCATTAAGAGCATTATTATCCTTATTTATAAGAAATCCCTCGGAGGTTCTATAAACACCAGGTAAATCTGTTTTTGCGTCTGTCATCTAACACCCACTTTTGCGGTTAGTAGGTCCATAATGGCCTTTCTTTCATCAAAATGTTCGAGGTCTTCCGGTCTGTCGGTACAACCATGAAACTCAATAACGAATTGTAATGCCTGTATCCATTTATCTGAAATTTCTGGACTATGGCCCATCAATCTCATCATTCTTTTTCCTGTTTTAGCCACGAAATAAGGTGGAAAAACTACACACCCTAATGCCACATGGTGGTCGGCAATCAAAACATCCGACTCAAATCCAAAACAAACAATTGGTTTCCTTGATACAACACAATTATCATATATCTTTATGGAATCATGAATAGATGCGGTACCAAATATCTTAGCATGATTTAAAACTTCCGCATTATTTTTTACAGTAGCATTTCCATAAACTTCTGCGTTATCATAGACCATCGCATTATTTACCACTATAGAATTCTCATATACTTTGGCATGTCCGCTAACTTTAGCATTATCATAAACCTGTGCCGCGTCATATACCTGAGCTTCGCCATATACTTTTGCGGAACCATAAACTCTGGCATTACCATAAACTTTCGCAAAATCATTAATGATGGCCTTTTCGGTTACTCTCGCATTACCATAAACTACCGCATGAGGACCAACATAACATTCTGGATCAACATGTGCGGTTTCAGCAACCCATCCGCCACCTTTTTCATGTTGGTGGGCAGGAACTTTACCCTGCCCATCTCCAAAATCGACATTCACAACATGAGACATCTCATTCATATTAAAAGCAAATTCCATTATAACCTCTTATTTTTGTAGAGCAATTGCCCTCAAATCACCAACTCTTGGAACAATCGCAGAGTTTACACCATCATTTAGGAGACCAACCTTGAGAGCAAAATATTTGTATGTGCTATAAGTTACACCAGCATCGGTGGTGTAAGAGATAACATTTGCTGCTCCACCGTATTCGCTGTTTAGTGCGACGGTTCGGCCGGTGGCATAAACTTGTGTATTACCTACTACAATACCTGTTGAGTTTACCACGTTGGCGGTTTCACCAGCATAATATCCTGTATCGGACATTACATAGATGGTGGTGCTTTCGATGTTTTCAACCAAGGCGGAGAAACCTGAGGTTAGACCATTTAAGGTCATACCGACATTAACGCCGCCTGTAACATATGTATTAGCAAGTGTTAGACGATCAACTGAACCTGTAGGAACAAGATATGTATATTCCTTAAAGTTGTTTCTGTCGTCAAGGGATGAATACTCATTATCACCATTACCATCTTTGTATAGTTCAACCCAGTGTTGCTGGGAGAATGGAGTACCATCTTCAGCATTTAGAATTTTAATCCAAACCTTAACATCTGTTCCTGGTGGACGATATGCGGAGAGAATAACTCGTAAATCTTCCGCATCTTGGCCTTCAGCCAACGTAACGGTCTTTGAGATATATTTGTTAATCAAAGCACCGTGTGTTGGTAGTGTTTCATCCGTTGTATCATTATTGATGATGTTATCAAGGATGATTGTTTGTGTCTTGGTTAGATCAAGCAACGGAGAAACAGCATTTGATGATGTTTTCATACTAACCAAAATGGTCTGTGAATTAGCACCAGCAAGTAGATTAATCTCGTTTGTTCTTGAGAGAACTGCTTGTTCTGTGTTAAAGTATTGCGTTGTTGATGGATCAACTTTGATATATGTTCCAACAGCACCAGTTGTTGATACTGGTCTTAACTGATAAGTCATATCGGTTAACTGGAAGTTTAGTGCGGATGGTTCAAAATGGAATGCTGAGTATCTCCAGTTAGAAATACCCCAGATGTTTTCGATATAACCATACTGGCTCCAGTCGGTTGAACATATAATAGCATCACCTACAACGAATCCACCACCTGAACCACTTAGATGGACAAGTGAGGTATCACCGTTCACATAGTAATCAAGTGTTCCTTGTGCGTTTGTAATGTCGCTAATGGTTGCTTGGCCTTTAAAGGTACCATTTGAGGAATAGATTTGTAGAATCTCTCCAACATAATAGTTTGTATTACCAGCAGCAATTACACCACTAACACCAGTTGATACGTTTACTACGGCACTATTCTGGAATGATGTAGCACCGAAAGCAAAGTCTGTGACCGCAACGGAAGCACCGCTGTTTAGAGCAGGTATTGATATATGGTCACCAGAGATAAAGATGTCACCACGATTATTGGAGAAATCAATAGTGGCATTTCTTACATACAACTTTTCAATTGGTCTATTACCAAGTGTGGCGGTAGCCTGGTTTTTATTAAAGTCAGCACGATAGAACTTACAAGTTAGATCGACACCTTCGATGATATCCCAGTTGGTGTTATTGTTTGTCTGGTAGAATGTACCAGTACCACGACGGTCATGTAGTGTACCCAATCCGTTAACATCCATTTGGCCAAGTCTTGAACACCAAACATAAACGTCTGGGTTAGCATGAATTGGATGGATGATAAACGCATACTGTGTATTGTTATACAAGAATACAGGAATATCAAATTTAACATTACAAGGATTATCTTTGCCGTTCGGTGAAATAGGAACAGCCGCAGGATTATTAAAGAATACTTCTGAATATGGGACAGTATTTCTTGTGATTTGCTGTCCTGAATCCATTTCACGAATTTCGCACCAGAATCCTTCTCTACCAATACGTGATACGAAAATATCAACCGATGTAAGGAAGATACCTTCTTCACCGTTTGGTGCGGAAGCCATGAATGAGTATGCGGTACATGAGTGAGACGCAGGTGCTGGTGGAGGTGGAGCAGCAATATACTCGAACCCAGCGGAGTTATAATTCTGTGAAACGGCTTCTGTATGATAAGAAACAGTTTTTGTTGTAAGAATAGAACGCTGCTTTGTAATTGCCTGGCCAGATGCGGTAAATACTGCGGCACCACCAGTTGAAACGTCAACAGGAATATCAGCAGCGGTTACGGCACTACTCAAATCAATATAGTTTCTGCTATCAATAACAAGACAGTTGCGTTGACCTACTCTAAACTGACCTGATGTAATCTGCATTTGGAACTTGAGAACACCATTAGCATCGGTAACCAATTGACTACCATAGGCAGACCAAGGGCCAAGTGAAGAAGGTAGTGCCACAATACCAGCAGCAGCATTTGTTGATGTACCTGTTCTGATATCATTTAATGTGTTTGAAGCAAGTCCATATTGGCCGTTCTGAATAATCCATGAGAACTGATTAGCAGTTAGTGGTCTTGCGTTATTCGCCATAGCAACACTATCAAAGTAAGGCCACATACGAGTATATGGTTTCATACCGGTACAATGGACGGCAATTGTCTGTGGACGAATATAGGAATAATTTTGAACGTCAACTACCTTATAATCGGTTTGAACCACGTCGGCACTATCTGCTTCCCAATACTGAGTACCGGTTCTTACTGTGTTATAAACGGTTTCGATTGTAACACCAGCACCACCAACTGGGTTGATAGATTGTGCGTAGTTTCTGGCCGCATCGTATGTTGAATATGTTACAGAGAACGGATTACCGTCAGATGTAACACTACCAGTATAAACCTTATACCCTACAACATGTGTTTCCCAGGCATTCCAGTTTGTGGTGTTAAGAACGTCAACAACACCACCAGTTGTATTTTGTCTAAATCTTCCGTTAGCCTGATAGATACCATAAGTGGCATTACCTGTATTCAAGTTGTAGGCAGCAGTTGTACCATATGCTGTAATAGCCTCGTTTGATGACCCTTGTGTACCAAAATTAACAACATAAATTGACTGCTTGGTTAACATTTCATCAGGCATAATGGTTGTATCAACCCAAATGTCCTGTGATGGATATAGATTAACTGTACCAAGGAACAACCAAGACTGACGTTCTACGTTAATGTCAAAAGTAGCATAAGATTGTGCGTGGTGTAGAACCTCTGTATAATCAACTGTGATAACTGGATTCTGATACTTAACGTTTGTACCAGATAGGAAGTTATAAACAATAGACTCCATCTTATAAACAGGACGAATTGACCTTTCTTTCGAATCATATACAATTCTGAATTCTGGATCGTAATCAGCAGCATTTGAGTTATCACGGAATGAATCTGTAAAGATACCATTCTTAAAGCGGTCATTACCTGCTTCGTTCTGTATAACTGTTCCTGTTGCGGCCTTTTCAAGTAATGAAAGAGATGTGTAATACTCTAAGTTCACAATACGTTGTTTAAGTGTTCCAATATCTCTCATGGTATAGCGATATGTTGCTATTGACTTGGCAGTAGAGGCAAGGTCTTGTCTACCAAGTTTAGTGGCATATGCGGCTGATAATGATGGATATGGAGAAATGGTCAACTGTGATAGTGCCATAACTCCAGGTGGAACTATTGGAGTTTGTGGGTTTGAACTTGGTTGACCTTTGATAACCTGGAATCGATTATCTTTATCAACGGCCACAATATCAATTCTACCAAGGTAGAAGTAATAATCGTATTCTACTCTCGATGATGGTACAGGGAATTTCATACCAGCAGCAGGATAGTTTAATGTTGATGACGCACTTGGATTAACCGATGCGGTTGCCGGATTTGTAGTATCACCGGAAGTATTTGTCTTAACTGGTCTAAAATCGAACTGATTTCTTAGATTATATGATTGACCTGTTATTGTTGACTTGAATAGAGGAATATTTTCTGTTCTAATGTTATTAGCAGGATTAAATAGTGTATCATCATCTTCTACTGGATAAGAATCCACGGAGAAGAAACCGCCTCGGTTGGTAAAGTCTGGTTCAAAGTAATCCAACTCCACCAATAGTCTATCAGTTGATGCTAATAGAATTCTTGGTGTAATAGTACCATGATCGTAATGTGTATCTCTCTGACCGTTATCCAAGATGAATGAGGTTGTAACATCTAATCCACCAGTATTGGATGTTGGATATGATCCACCTGTTCCTTTTCTGATAGATTTAATTTTATACACATCAGAGAAACCAAGGTCATAAGGACCAGCAACACCAGCAGTAGCACAGTTAATTTTAACATAACGTCCTGCTCTAAGTGTTTTCTTAATTTCTAAAGCAGTTGTTCTTTCAACTGGATACGTTACAGTAGCATAGAAAATGGTTGGGAATGTTTCTTTCAGATTGAACTGTAATGATGTTGATGTTGTAGAAATTGTTCTTTGAGCACCAGCAGCCGCGCCAAGTCCAAACATATTGATTTGGTCGCCTGCTTCGTAAACCTTGTAAAGAGTATTACCGGTATTAGATACTGGCAAAGTCTGGTCAACGGTAAGTTGTGTATCACTTGCGATAGAAACGACCTGATAAACAAATGTATTACCTGATAACTGAATTTTATCACCAGGATTCAATCTAAGGAAATGTGTACCAGTACCATTTAATGTATTACTTGATGTTGCTGTTGATGTAACACCACTAAGACCAACGGCCATGCTTGATGAACCGTTTGAGGTTTTATTAAATGTAGCAAAAATACCACTTGTAGAATAACCCTGTAGAGTTGTTGTTCCATAAGGAAGTTGTTCGATACCAGAAGAGATTGAGAGATTGAATATGCCGTTTGTTGAAACCTGAACGGCCGATGAAACACCTTGTGTATCATTAAACTCAAATGTGGTGTGTGATACAAGAGGATTATTCGAATCTCTGATTGTATCTGTGTAATTAGAACCTGTAAAATATAATAGAGTTGAGTTAGGAATTTGTTGTAAAACTGCTCTACTATTAATATCAAGAACAGTATCGGCACCTATTGCTGAGTTATAACCGCCCGTAGCGGCCGCATAGAGACTTTTTACTTGTCCGAAAACATATGAACCTGTCATCTTGACATCGGCAAGATAGACATTATACTTAGCATCGTATCCAGGTGTACCAGAAAGATATTGAACGGATAGAATTATAGCAGTACCAATTTGTGTACCTGTCTGAGCCGCAGTAGACCAACCTTTGTTGGTAATTCTTCTTTGTGCTGTATCATAGAGATTAACAACATTACCTTTATTGAGTTCCCAACCACCAACAAATTCGTTAACGGTCACAAATTGTCCCATATTAACAGTTGCGGACTGAGATGTGACGTTAGATGTGGTTAGACCTTTTTCAGTAGCAAGATCCATGGTTGCTGGCATACCAACTTCATATCCACCAACATATGCTTTACCTGGTGAAACACCAACGTAAAGTAGTTTATTATTACCAGTTGGATATCTACCGTAGTTTGAACCTGTATTATCGTGTTCTTTAAGTTGGACATCAAGGCCATTAACAACATAGTTGCCAGAATTGTCGAATGTGCGCCGGGCCATGGCATCATTAATGTATGAATACTGTGTATTGGCGTTATATGACTTAACAATACCGTTTTCAATAGTAAATAATGATACGAAATCTTGAACACTTGGTGTTGCGTCAATTGGCACCACATCAAGTGTCGGATTCAACATAAGACGGTCAGCACCAGGTGCGGAATAATTTGAGGCCTCTAATGCTGGATCAAGTAGTGTGGAATCCTGTGAAGCATTTACAATATCTTCTGTGATATAGAAACCAACTCTTGCTGTTGGATTCGCATCATAACGGCTAATAATAACTGCCTGGTCTGGAAATGCCACGAAATGGTTCTTAGCGAATAGAACGCCTGAAGAAATACTGAAGCGAGAACCCTTACCAGTTGCGTTTGCTGTGTTAGCAACAACCAGAGTATAAACGGTATTATTAACATTTGCTCTTAGTGTTTCACCACCTTGGAATGCTTTGATGGAAGCATTAGCACTTGATGATGATGTATAAGCAATATAAAGTGTTTTAGTATTTGATGTTGACTGAACACCGTCCAAAACCTGAATAACTTTAGCAGTAATATTTGAGGTGAGACCTACAACTTCCAATCTGGTATTGCCATTAGCCTTACCTTGATTGATGAATGTATTCCATTGGTCCATGCTAACTGAGTTATTAGAAGCATCAAAGTCATTAACTTTAACGTAAGATATACCACGACCTGCTGGACGACCTTCGTTTGTTTCTAAGGTAAACTGACCTGGAATAACGATTGTACCATCTTTAAAAATGTTTCTACCAAAACGAGCAATCTGTTCCTGTAATGCTGTCTGTATCTGTGTAAGTTCACGGGCCTGGACTGCATAACCTGGTTTAAAGAGGATTCGATAATAACCTGCTGATGGATCGTAATCATCATAATAAGGTGTAACGTTGAAATTTGTGGTTAATGATGTTGAATTGGAAGTATTGGCATCCATTTTCTATTCTTTCCTCTTAAAAACTTAGAACAATTTTGAAATCTTCAGACTGGTCTTCAGCTCGTTCGATGGCAACGATGTTGTCCTTATATAGGATATATCCAGAATAAGGTTCTAAATCTGGATCTGTAATAGAACTGACATATCTGGATGTTGTTGAAGTATTACCTATAATCAACTGTGCGGTAGGCGTGCCTTCGACATTTGTTATTTTCAATAGTGAGTTTGCGGAATCCCACTCCGTCACAATACCTTTGTAAGTAGCATTTGCTAAATCACTACCTTGATATACAGTTTCATCTAATGTATAGTTTGTTGCTGTTGAACCTGAACCTAATGATAATGTGGTGACTTGAGAGAAAACAAGATTAGAAATGGCATTAGTTGTACCATAAACTAATGGATTCTCAAGAATAGAAATGTTTCTAAAATCATTAACTACAGATAATTTACCATCTTCTGTGCCATCTAATTTTGTATTAATCATCAAGTAGGAACCACCTAGCTCATGTAGGGCATCGGAACCGTGCCCTCCTGGAGGATCGATGATAACTCTGGCAGTAGCACCCGTGCCATGTGATGATTTGAATGATACGTTCGCATAAGTATAACCAGAACCCTTATTGTCAATAATAATTGATTGTATTTTACTTGTTGTTACATTTCTTACAGCATAAGCATTAGCAAATCGCCCATCACCAGTAATTGTCAGACTTATGTTATTAGATGTATATCCGGTACCATTGGCAGTAACTAATATACTATTGATAGCACCAAAAATGGCATCCTGTTGAACCTGCCACTGTAAAGAGTTGTCATCAGCAATCAAAGTTTTAACTGGTATAAAATCTTTGGTGGTAAATCTTAATTGCTCCTCACCAGTCAAGGTATACATATATTTCCAAGTATATTGGTCGGCAGTTTGGAATACTGATGCTGGATTGGTCGCAGTTGGCTTATATGTTGAAGGTTTACCATAATTGTTAGCAATACACTTATAAACATTAAACTCATCTGTAATAACATACATAGGTGTATTTGCGGATTTAAGTGTTAGTGAATCTGTTAAATCATTATAAGCATAATATACTGTATTGGCGGTCCAGTCATTACGATGTATAACATGGCGTATATCACTACCATTAATTTTTTTACCACCAATCATATTTTTCCACATACCATAAAAATCACTTTCGTTGAGAGTTGATTGTGGTGGTGAATTTTCGTTAGTCCAAGGGTAAGTTCTACCAAATGTAAGATAAACGTTAGCATCAGCAACAGAATTTTTAAACTGCTTTGCTATATAAACTTCAAGGTCTTTTGAGTATATTGAGGCCATAATTTCTCTCTTAGTTATCTTCTATTTATATGCCAAATCTGCCGCGGTAACGGTTGAAACTTGTTATAATCTCGTTATTTGTCAAGGCTCTATTATAGACTTGAACGATAGCAATTCTTCCGTTCATGGTATTCGCCGAATCGCTTCTTGAACCTATGTATAGTGAATTTGCTGTGTCTGTGGCAGAGTTTGATATTCCTGGTGTTATACTGACAAAAGCACCATTTAGATAACCTCTAACATGGCTACCGTCATAGGTAAATGCCGCACAGTGCCAGGTATTAGCATTAACTGTATTGGAATAAGATAGTATATTGTTTGTCGTTATAGGCCAGACAATTACCTCTAAATGATTGTTTTGTGAGAAGAATTCGAATCCTCTGGTCTTTGTAGAATTGGATTTAGAAACAATAGTCTTATACTGAGAATTGGCCTTATCTTGATAGAACCAGGAAATTACAGTTAGAGCATTAGATACATTCAAAGAACTTCTATGCGGCATAATGATTGTATCATTAGCACCATCAAACTGGAATCCACCACCAGTATAGTAAACGGTATTTGATATATTAGCATATTGTTGAGTATTAGCATCATTATACCATACATTACCACTATTATAAACTTGATGTTGTGCCGCATCAAATGAAACAATAAGACTGCCTGTATTAACACCTGTCTGTATTGATGTGTTAATAACATTAACGGTATTCATTAATGTGCTATTATTATCCTCATAAAGATACTCACCAAACAGTTTTAGGCCAGCTGGGTGAATTAAGTCTTTTAGTGCCTGCCTATACTTATTCAAGGATTCATCAATCTTAACAACGTAAGAATATTTCTGATAATAATCTCTATCTTCAAGGAATATATAAGAACTTAACTGACCGTCTTGATTTAGATATCTTCCTTGATAGGTGTAAATACCTGTTACGATATTGGCGTAAGCCTGTGCTGTACCGTCACCTTGACTGGTTAGGTTTAATGTAGGAGGAATATCGTATCCAAAACCACCAGAAACAATTTTTAATTCTTGAATAGACCCAATAGCATTAGATTTTGCTTCTAATTGAGCACCATCACCTATAATAGCAACTACCTTAACGTTAGCATTTGTTCCGTTTGCGGAAATGATACTAACATCTGGTAATAAGTCTTGAGTATATCCAGAACCGCCTGGAAGATGGCCTGGTATAGCAAACCAACTCACTTGCTGAATTGAACCATTAGTGTCAACAAGTGAGACCTGAGCATTTGCTCCAATACCGTAAGAACCTGGTTTATTTGTGAATTGTATGATATCACCGTTAGCATATCCAGTGCCGCCGCCATATATTTCCATTCTACCGAGAATACCTAATGAACGTATTTGAGTATTAGACACGACAGAAACGGATGGTAATTCTACATATCCAGAACCGGGATTTATAATAGCAGTAGCAATAATTGGTCCACAATCACCGTAAGTCCAATAGTTAAACGCACTTGAGAGAACAGTATTGACGTTTGGCTTTTTATGAACGTCAAAAGAAACATTTGCTAAACTACCGGCAAGTCCTGGTGATACGTTTAGTTCCCAATAATACCTATTACTTTCTATGATAGTATGATAGGTATTTGGACCTCTTACATAAAGAACGTCTCCTGTTTCAAAATACACATTAGAATTTTGTTGTGCGAAACTCAGAGTTGCGATATTTATAGTTGTACCAGGTCCGGTGCTAAGGTCGAGATTTGCTGTTGTGATGGAAAGTGTTGCGAGATTAGTGTAAGCAAAACCTTCATTAGTATCGAGTGTATTTGCGATAATGTTGTTCGCCACAATTTCTATGGTATTCGCAACGATGCTATAACTGGATGGATGATAAGTTTCGGATACGTCAACGATATTGACATTAGCAGCCGCATCTATACCACCACCGCCTGTGAATAGAAGAGGTGTATTTGCTTGATATCCAGCACCAGGTAAAACAACGGTAATTGCTTTGATTTTACCTTCCAACTTGGCCTTAGCAACCTTACTAATAATAATCTGTGCGCCTTGACCGTTAGCAGCATCAACAGGAACAGAAGCACCTTGGACATAACCGGAACCAGGATTTGTTACTGTTGTTTTAACAATAATACCAGAATAAAGATTTGCTGCTAATTCCTTGAATTCACCTTCATCTTCTATTGTTGTGAATAGTTTTTCACCATTACTAAAATCTTGTTCAACACCAGAAACTTTTAGTTCCGTAACCAATACACCGGCATCATAATATGGATTAACTGCTTCCACTTTAGCAGTAGAATTGGATGTATTACCTCTAATTGTAGTATTAACGAAACGAGAAAAGGCATCAGTATTGGCAACACCGTCAACGGTAATGTCTTTAACGTTTAGAGATTTTTCAACGAACCATTTACCGTCGGATGCTTTTAATATGTTTGTCTGTGGATAATAAATGTCGGCACTTTTATTAAAAAGAATACGAGCAATAAATCTAACAGACTTTTCAGAACCAGTTGACCTATAGAAATCTTTTGAGTGTTTAAGAATAAGGTCAAGGTCGGCCAAAGATGTTGATGGAATATATTTGATAAAGTTATCATAAAACTTTTGCTGTAAAATATGATAACTATTGGCGCTGTCTGTATGGCCTTCCGATTCATCTTCACGGACATCGGCATTAATAACATCGATGTCGTAGAAATCATCAAAGTTTTTGGTTGTGTATAATAATTGACCGTCTTGCTCTAAGAATTTATAATAATTCTCAACAAACTCGACAAAAAGGGGGTGATCCCTTCTGACGAATTCGGGTAGTTGAGAGGCAACTAAGAATGATGTTTTATTATTTGCTGAATCCATTAGGCTGTCGGTACCATTTTTAGCTGAATTGCTTGTGCGTTGTTGGTATCGATGGCCAACAATCTATTTCTTACTGGTGGAATAACACCAGATTCCGGAACAACGTTAAGTGTTAAAATGTTTTCATCATAGAATGGATTCCGAACAACATTAACTGTATATAAGTTATTAATTGTAATTCTACCTGTGAGATAATCAATTACACCGGCATTTTCATTAATGAAAACTTTTTCACCGGTTGTTTTATAGTAATATGTTCTTAGTGTTCCGTAATTCGACCTCAATTTGGCAGATAGAGATGCTTCGCTTCCGAATGGGTCGGATATTGATACTGTAGCCTGTGTGTAGTTAATACCGGCATTTGTAACCTCTACAGAACGGACTCTACCATTAACGATGGTTGCTGTTGCGGTTGCTCCAGTACCGTCACCAGTAATTGTAACAACTGGTGTAGATGTATAATTAACACCGGCATTTACAACACCAATAGAAGCAATACCAGTATATGATTCTGGAACCTCTTCAAAGAATACTTGTCTTTGTGAACCAGCAGAATCCAATACGGTAATTTGAGGATAACTATAAAGTTTCTGTAAGAAGTCACCTTTTCTCAAAGAGGTATTAAAATTGATTTCATACGACGCCGTTGCTGATGGTGTTAGTTTTTTTCTATTCTGTAAATATACAGTAATGTCCGAGGCCGTAATAGAACCGTCGGCGCTTTCAATATATTGCTGTAATTTCGATAATTTAAAGGTTGACTTAAAGGTATACAACTCATCCTGAGCATACTGATAAATTGATTCCTTGATTAAGTTCAAAATTTCGGTATCATCTTTAGTTGTTAGATTAGGATTGTAGTTGATATTACCTCTAACCTGAATAAACACATATTCCGGGTCAACAATTTCAGGAACAACTGTGAGAACATTTCTATTGAGGATAAGTGTATCTTTAATTCTTTGCTTCTCAAGGTCGGTTAGTGTATAATAACCGCGAGTTTTCAAAGAGATATAAACTTTTCCATAAACTATTGGATCGTTTTCTTCTCCACCCCAAACAGAAACGGCTTCAATATTATTATAATCTTTTGTGATTAATGCTTCGTAGTCATTAACCGTAACGGCACGGTTTTGAGAAGAATAGTAATAAGGTGCTCTGAAACGAACCGCATCTATATCTTCTTTGCTTGTACCACCATAAGAACCGCCATGTGCGGTCGTTTTAACATTATCACGGAAAAGACCAGCAACCGGATCGACAAATGAATACTTAGTTATATTATTGGCAATTGTACCAACAGTATCGAGATATGTCATTATGATGATGTTATCATTAGCAGGTTTTTTACCAAGGACATCATCACCAAAATAAATTGTATATCTTAAATCATGGTCTTCTTCTAAGAAGTAAACTTCTGAGTTGGCTTGAATTTCTGTTAAGTCTGTGGCCAAGAAATACTGAGATGTTTGTGTGTTTGATGATGATTCCTGAACCGTAACGATAAGAGTGGTCGTATCAACATTAGATGATGGAATCTGATATCTTCTGGAAACGTTGTTCGCATCAACGGCATATTGGTGTGTGATAACCTCACCTTGCTTAATGAAAACATTAGAGAATGAAAATGCGCCGTTATCCTTATATGAGGTATTCGCATTAATCGTAACGAATGGATAATTAACACCATTAACATCTGCACCTAATAGACGAGTATATTTGTCTAATACGATATAATTGATGGTCTGGTTTTCTGTAGCACTCGGTGTTACTTTGATGTCCATTAATGCTTCGGCACCATGCATAGAAGATGGTACATAGTTAATTAACTTAGCATGTGAAAGGACATTCTTACGGTCCTGTGCGGTATCAAGGAAGGCCTCGTTGGCAATCATATTCAAATAGAAAGAATTATAGTAAGTATTATAAGCAAGGACGTCCAATAGAACGGACATACCAGAACCTTCAAAGTCATAGTCTTGAAAAGTATTCTGACTTTTTAGAAAGTTCTTTAGATTGGTCTTGATAGAGGCGAAATCTAAGTCTGCAACTCTAAGTGAATTATTGGAAGTTGCCATTTACTACCTAATCCTTTCAAGGAATAACGTTGATACTACCGGTAAGTTTCTGTTTAATATAACATATGTTAGAGTGATGTTATAACCATTATTGTCTATATCATCTTTAACAACAACACTTTGTAGTCTAACTCTTGGTTCGAAAGTATTTATTAATGCCGTAATGGAGTCTTGTAAATAGATTGTTGTTAGTGGTGTTATATTATCAAACAATAACTCAGTAACATCCGAACCAATATCTGAGCGGAACTTTCTCTCATAGAAATTGGTGAATACAAGATTACGCACCGACCTTTTGATGGCCTCTGAACCAACTTTTCTGGATACATCTCCGGTCGTTGGATTTCTCATAAAGTCTAAATCGAGATCGGAGTAATCTGGATCTCTATTGATAAACTTTTCGGTGGCCATTTTAGTCCTTTAACGGTTTTATGTATTTAGTCTACTGCCAACTGGAGATTTCACCAGAAGCATCTGGTTCTTCAGTTGGTTGGTCTGCCCTCTCAGCAGTAATTTTAGGAATACCTTCTGCGCCTTGAATTTGATCGAACACAAAACTCAACTGCTGAGCCGCACTCATGATTGAACCGATACCACCATTTAGATTGAGTAAACTACCTAATGAATCCAGATTAAGAGCACCACCAGATGATACCATACTGAGAATACCACCTAATGAGTTGATGTTGGTTGATTGACCGGCAAATGTTGCGGCACCCGATGGTGCTCTCATATCCATAGAGGCACCTGCCGTTGCTGTATAACTTTGACCTGCTATAGATTGAATACTACCAGATGCCGCTTTAACCTGGATATTACTGGAATCAGACTGAATACCAACTTGCTGTGCGGCCTTTACTTGATATTTACCTGACTGCGCCTCGTGGTTGATATCTTGTTTTGCTTGAGTGGTGAAAGTGCCATCTTTAGCAGTTAGAGAAACCACTTGAGATCCACCTTGGTCGGCCGAAAACTTGGCATCAAACTTACCTTGCTTGGTCTCCATATACATATCACCTTTTTCATTTTTAAAAGTCATACTACCTTGATTAGGAACCGATGCGTGTAAACCTTTTGAACCGGCAAGAAACGTCTGTGCGCCACGGGAAGCCACAGTCATATTACCTTTAGCAACCACTGAATGTGCGCCCAACGTATTATACGTAGAAGACCCTTCAACTCTCTTATTAATGTTCTTTGCTGTGGTATCCATGTTTCCACGAATAGAACGATTTAGATTTTTGGCCGTCACATTCATGCTACCAAGAACGGTCAAGTTATAATCTTTATGAACCGTGACGTTATGATTGCCATATACACGGAGAGAAGCATCACCTTTAACTGTAATGTCCTGTGCGCCTGAAACTGTAACACGGTCTTCACCAAAGACAACCTCATATTTACCGTTATGAGTTGTATAGTGAACACCACCATCTGGACGAAACTGGATTGCTGAACCACTACGATGCTGAATGGTTATGGTTTCATTACCTTTTGAATCGTCCATAATAAAGTTATGACCGGAACGTGTCTTGTGCGACCAATAGTTTGGATATTGACCACCGCCTTCCATACCACGAGCATCTTTATCAAAGTTCATGGACTTTGGTGTTTCTTTTGCGTCCTCATTAGTATTATACTGGTTGCTTTCACTACCTGCTGCGGAAACTTGTCCAACTACATCTGTCATCTATTCATTCCTTATTGATAATATACTTTGTTAAGAGGATCGCCACCTTCTGTGGTAGCCTGATTAATCTGCTTTTGCTTTTGGGACTCATCCTGTTGGGTGAGTTTCTTATGCATTTGCGTTGCTTCTTTTTCCTGTGAAGGAGCCAATCTTTTCCACATATCTTGTAATGTACCAGATGCCTGACCGAAAATCTGGCCCATCATGCTCTGTAATTGTCCTGCGCCACCTGAACCACCGCCTGAACCTCCACCGCCAGAACCACCACTTGGAGTTGACGGTGCCGATGAAGCACCACTTGAATATGCCGTATTTGACATACTATTGGCAAAATTGGACTGTGCGTTTGCCGTATCATACGTGACGGTTATTGTACCGTTGATATCGACTTCCTGTAGTGCGGTGCCCCAGGCATTTTCAATTTGAACAACCACATTATCTAATGCTTCGTGGCCCATGATAGATGTGTCCCACTGAAGGCGAGACATAACATACATTAGGTCATCGAGTGTTTGTACCTCACTTAATAATTGAACCGCATTTTCAAGATATATACCGTAATGAACCACATTACCCGTGACATAACCAACACCATTATCGGTTTCGTGTCCTTGGATTAGATTAGATAAACTCGTTACTGCCGCAGACATATTCGGAGTTAATGTGCTATGTAAATCATCCCAATAACTCTGACCACCACCAAGACCTCCTGCCTGTGCGGCAGATGCGCCACCTGTCCCACCACCTTTACCATTCTGCATAAGACCTTGAAACATTTGCGCCAGAGACATAATCTGACCTGGCAATTGCTCCATCAGGTTATTGGTCATCATCTGGTCGTTATGCTGTTTAGCAGTTGGTATTTTCTTTAATTCTGGTAATCTAAAACCAGACATATCAAACAAAGCACCATGAATAGGTAGACCATCTAATAGGCCTAAACTATGCATATCACCTTTTTCTTGTATCTCTCTAATCTTAACACCACGTTTTGTGGTTTCTCTAACTTGTGGTGGAATAGAAACGCCGATGTCTCTATTGATAAGTTCGGACACTTTACCTTGCATAAGGTCTCTACTATTACCACCGCCGCCACCAGATTGGCCGTTGCCTTTGCGAATAGAGTTGGCCTGACCTAAGATGATACCGCCAGCCTGCCCTGTGTTTTTAATATACCATATTGGCGTGCCAGGATCCATAGCACCTGGAAATTGAGTAGCACCTGTTTGAGTTGGACTTAAACCTAAAGGTGAGAAAGCAAGGTCTTCTAAGTTAACCTCTTCACCGTGTTCTAATGGATTATAAATCTTGGCATTACCAGAGTGGTCTTCTGGATGGTCCGCATCTTGACTTTTTGGATCACCGCCAGAGGCAATAACACCTGTCTTAATAAGCGAAAATATATCCATCGGCATTATATAAACTCCTTATAATACTCTTGCGATACAATCAAGAGTGGTTGTAGAGAAACCACCAAACTGTATGTTGTGCTTTAATGCTGAAATCAAATACATGCTCGAACCAAAAACTGGTGCTCCAGATGTCTTATTCATCCACTCAAATCCTATCGAATCACCAACATGTAGATTTGGTTCCCAAGGAATAGTCATTCTAAAAGTTATTCTGTCTCGTTCTAAGATTGCCATTCTGGCCTGTCTTTTAAGCAAGTATCTTTCAACGTCTATATCACAACCATTTTGTTGCTTTGAGGTGCCTTTGTTTGTTATTGCTTGCTTATGATTTCCACTTCCCATGCCGCAACCACCAGCAGCCATGCCGCCTGTGCTACCAAGACCTAATAGTTGTGCCGCCATGCTAACTGGATTAAATGTAGAAAGCGAGTTCATATTCTGGCCGTTTTCATCAAGACCATTTAGCAAGTCGGACAATAAATCAAAATCATTAGGAAAACTAAAATTGATAACTCTATTTGGATCACCAAGGGATAAATTTGTTGCTTCGGAGTGATAATAACGGCCGACAATACCTTGGTGCATAAGTTTCTTTAACGACCTGAAATAATGAGTGCCGCCATCCTCAAAGGTCATATAATGTAAGAATGATGGATCATCACCATCTAAAGCCACATTTGCTTGCTGTGCGATAACCTGAAATGGATGAATATTTTCTGCGATATAATCTCTTGCTGGGTCGGCACTATCTACAACCGAATTAGAGGCACCGGCGCAAGACTGTAAAATATAATCTACAATCTCGGACGGTCTGGTACATTTCCATGATTTAGAAACCAAGGTCTTTGCGTCGTTTAATAATGTCTGGTCGCAGGCATGAATTGTTAATGATTCCGTTTGACCTACGTTAATGTCCAATTCTCTATTATCAATTCTATAAACCTTTTGACTAACCATCATACTCCTGCCAAGTGGATCGGATGCTCTATTACTCATATTAATAGAAATGGTTTTGTTTTTGAGGTTCATCCAATTTTTTCTTTGCTGGGTATAAACAAAGGATTGGAGAGTGACGGCAGTTTGTAGACCAGGTGTTAATAGACTTTCACCCAAAGTTACTTCTTTAATGGTAACATCCGTTAATTCAGCACCATCAATACTTACTTGGGCATTAACTAAGAGATCGTCATAACTACTACTCATATCATATTACCTTATACAGCAAAGCTTTGTTCAGTAAGTTTCTTAAACTCTCGTTCTATCAAAGGATAATAATCTGCTTTGATAACTTTGATAAGTCTTTTATTATCATTCAATCTTAACTCATAATCATAATTGGAGATGGCCTCACCTCTAATGGTTTCCACTACTGTCTTACCATCTACACTATATGTATTAACATCATTAGAATAGGCAACTGAACCTACCTTAGAAACGACTAATGTATCGTCATACATCAAGTCGGCAGTAAGAAATGGAATCTCTTCACTATCACCAGTAAAGGCACTACTGTCGGCCGTTCTTTTGGTTGTAATAGTATATGGTACATAATAATCATAAGGAACACTTGGAACGTTTTCTGTTAATCTTGGTCCGTCAATAACAAACCTTGAAACATCGGTCGTGCCGAAAAACTCGTTGACTCTGGTTACCACCTTTTCATAATGGTGAACTGTGATTTTAGCATTTTCAAGGGAACCATACTTATCAACAATCATCTTAGAAAAGGCATCATAGTTTAAAGGCCAGTCAAATTGTGGGTCAACAATCTGATTAGCATAGATGATAACCCAACCAGCACCAGCATCACCATAAATCTTTTCTGCGAGAATTTCTGGTGTATCGGAGTCATCTAATTCATAAACGGTATATGATGAAAGATTATTGATAATGTCTTTGACAACACCAAAACGGAAGAATATATCAACAACAGTCTCATGTGAACCCGTACCGAATCCGGTATTGTTGATGTCGTATTTCATTTTTGGAAACATGTCAAGAAACTTACTGTTCTTTATCATTTACTTACCTTTTGAATACCCAGTCTTCCACTGGTAGTTGGATTGCTTTATCAAACTCATCAACATTAATCTCAATAAACTGCGACCGCACATGTGTATAAAGGTATCTCTTAATACAAGGACGAGATAAACTTTCTAACCTTCTTGAACCTTGTAATAACTGATAACTCAATTTAAGTTTAGTTGTTTCATCAAACTTCTTATTATTCTGGTATTTCATCAACTGGGTTAATAATGCTTCTCTCTCATTCAAAGTAAGATAGTGAAGATTGAGACCTAAGAAACCATCTCCATACATCTCGATAGGAAACACCATCGGAAATTTATCATATTTTGGTAGTTTCGCTTTACCCTTTGGGTCATACTTAAAGAAAAACAGTTTACCAATAACTGTATCATCCCTGCCTCTTTGCTCGGATGCTATAATAAGTTTACGAGCCCTTGGTGCCGTAGCAGACAAGGCCTTATCAAACAACCACTTTTGTAGGTCTTTGGATGTGTATTTTTCTGCCATATAGGTATTTATATCACTTTTTAAAGAGTTCTGTTTCCGTTATCAAACGGAATTCCCACCCACGACTACGGCAAAAGTCCTCTGCCGCTTTCCATTTTGCTTGATTAACTCCGTAAGTCATCACCTCGGTAATATACCTTTTTGTCTTTCTCGACTGCTTTTTAGGCTCTTGGGTTTGGGCCTTTGGTTTGACCTCTAAAAGCATCTTACGTGTCTCACCGTCTCTCCCAACCGCTTCCACGTAAAAATCGGTGTAATACCTGTGGACTTTATTATCGATAGGTGAAACATACGGAATGATAACTTCTTCCGAACCCCAACGGATAACATTAATGTTCGTATCTAACCATTCCATAACTCGCTTTTCCCATCCTGACCGAAACACGATGTTTGTTGGGTCGCCTATATACTTTTTCGGATTTAAAGGTTTAAAAAACCCTTGTTTATAGTGTGCCATATATCCTCACTAAATAGTATGTAGCAATTCCGGAGGAATATATGCCAGGACCCAGATTAGCATTTCCTGAAATCGTCCAAGACGACCAAAACGGTCATTGGATGAATATAGAGGCCTTCGACGGTTCTTCCGAGATGCCGCAAGCAACTGTGACGCTTTTCGTACCAGGCGGTCTCAACGGTTCAAACATGGTCTGGGAAACAAACCACGAATATCAAGAGGCAAAACTATCTAAGATTATGGTTGGTGCGGCATCTGGTATACCAATTGTTGGTACTGCTATTGCGGCGGCCGCAGGCGCGGCACGCCTGGCAGGCCAAGCCATCAATCCAAAAGTGGAAGTTCTATATCGTGATACAAACCTCCGTAGATTCCAGTTTTCATTTATTATGGCACCGGCATCATCAAGTGAAAGTAGAACATTAAAAGAAATCGTAAAAACTCTTAGAAAGCACTCATCACCAACATTAGAAGGTGGTCGAAGCGATCCAGAACGCGGTTATATAGGTTCAGCATCCGGTCAGGCTAATTATCTTGGTACAGGTTTTCTATTTAAATCACCTTCTGAGTTTAGAATAAGATTTTATTACAAAGATAGAAACGGCGTGTGGCAAGATAATCTAAATGTTCCAAGAATAGGTCGATGCGTTATAGAGCATATCGACATTAACTATACACCACAGGGTGAGTGGAGCACCTTTCATGACGGCGCGCCAACATCTGCCATGCTAACGATGGTGTTTAGAGAGATGAGAATTATAGATAGTCAAAATGTTGAGGACGGATACTAATGCCTAACGTTCAACAAACAAACTTACCTACACAACTAACTATGAATGAATTTAGGTCTGCCGCCGATAATGCTGGCCAGTTTGCTAAAGGTTGCCGTTTTGTGGTTAGAATACAACCACCATCCGTTATAGACACTTTACCTGAAGACCTTCATCTTATGTGTGAAGCAGTAGAATATCCAGGTCGTGGATTCAACGTCACGGAAACCAGATACTACGGACCTTCACAGTCGTTTCCAAACAACACCATGTATAATACGGCAAATATGTCTTTCTTATGTAGAACAAAAAGTCCAGAAAGATTTTTCTTTGATGAATGGATGGATTATATAAATCCAACCACATCATTTAACTTTGCGTATCCACAAGAATACTGGGCCAGAATACAGATTTTCCAGTTAGCAGAATACGGCGCAAGAGTGCCTGGTTCAAATAGAAAAATGGAAGTCACATCCAGATTAACACCACAAGCATCTTATGGATGGACTCTACATAAAGCATGGCCTACACTTATTAATCCACAACAGGTGTCTTGGGCCGATAATGACATACTAAGATTACAAGTTACTTTCTCATATAAGTATTGGGATAGACCACAAGTCAGCAAATAATATGGAGATTATATTATGCCTTTGCCAAAGATTGATTTGCCAACATATGATTTAACTATACCATCCTCTCAGGAGGTTATTACGGTTAGACCATTTTCGGTGAAAGAAGAGAAACTATTATTGATTGCGATGGAGTCAAAAGATATTGATGAAATCATTAAGACAGTTAAGCAGATTATCAATAACTGTCTTGTTAAAGGTAAAGTTAATATAGACAAACTACCTTTCTTTGATATAGATTATATTTTTGTATTTTTACGTGCTAAGTCCGTTGGTGATGTTGTAGAGGTTAGTTTAACTTGTAATAATGTGGTTGACGACAGGCCTTGTGGTAATGTCTTTGAGACTGACCTTGATATAGGTAAATGTGAAGTGGTACACAAAGAGGGTATCAGCGATGACATTAAATTGAGCGGTCATCAAGGTGTTAAAATGCGGTATCCTAACTATAGCACGATGAAAAGAATGGAAGAAGGTAATCCAGTCGACCAGAAAACAAACATCATCGTAAACTCTATTGACTATATTTACGATAAAGATGGAATGTATTCTTGGAAAGATTACTCAAAAGAAGAATTAAAAGAGTTTGTTGAGGGATTGACCGAAGAGAATTATAACAAACTACAGGACTTTGTTGATAATTTTCCATCTATTAATGCCCTATTAGAGGCAACTTGCGATAGATGTGGATTTCATCATAAGGTGAGGTATTCAGATTTCTATGATTTTTTTACTTGATAATGGGACACGATAAACTCGCAAACCATTTTAAGACAAACTTTTCGTTAATGCAGCATCATAAGTGGTCTTTGTCCGATATGGAATCCATGATGCCTTGGGAAAGATATATCTACGTTGAGTTATTACAAGAGTTCTTAAAAGAAGAAGAACAAAAGATGAGAGACCGTGAGAATGTGTTAAAGGCCAAAATGCAGACTGCTAATAGAAGAAAGATGTAGCAATAGATGTTTAAAACGGACAAGGTAGTTTTTAAGAAACTTAATAAAATGCCTATCACCAAAAGAATAGAGGTCGCATCTTCACCTCAAGGTTCTTCGGTTCTGGCCGCATTAACACCTACCGAATTTGCAGAACTATTTCCACGATACTATCAACGAGGACTACCAGATGTCGGTGGTTTTCGTGCGGCGACCACGGCTGCGGCACAGAAAAGACAGTCAGAGGCATCGGCAAGCATACTCGATAGATTAACAAAGGCAGAGCAAGGTGCTGAGGCATATGCCAGTCAAATATATCACAAGTTAAAAAGAAAACTTGGATTAGAAACAGAAAAGCAACCTGAACTATCAAAAGAAGCGGATGATGCATTTGCCAAAGTTCGGTCAGGTCCTATTGCTGTTAGTTCCGATGAAGGTAAAGTTTTTAGTAGATTAGATGATAAGAAACTGGAATCGGTTGGTATTAAGAGAACTAAAGATAATACAGGTCGAGATGTCTACCAATATACTCAACCTCAGGTGAGTGTAGAGGAAGCAAAAAGTAGATTAAAGACCTCAACGTCTACCGGTCAGATGATGAAAGATGTTTATAATTCTTTCATCTCTGCTGGATTTTCACCACAACAAGCAAAAGCTTTAACTGCGGAAGCAGGACGAGAAAATGATTTTCGTGCTAATAAGATTTTTGGAACCCACGCTGAGCCAGGAGGCGGCGCCGGAACTCACGGTCGAGAGAATATAGGTATCTTTAGTTGGGGTGATCCGAAAAGACATGCCGAATTTGTCAATTTCATGAGGGAAAACGGCGGTTATGATGAAAATGGACAATTAAAAAGAGATCAAAACACTCTCATTCTTCAAGCAAAGTTTGTCAAAAAAGAAATGGCAAATTATAATGATGCATCAAGGGCATTCCTTGCTGATAGAGAGGTTTCAAGGGATCAAGGTGGTAAATACTTAGCAAGTTATATTGGTTGGGATATTGCAGGCAAATATATTAACCCACAAGAACATATTAATAAAAGAAACGGATATTATGCGAAAGTCGATTCTTTTGCAGGATCCGAAGATGGTGCCGGGCCTAATAAGGAATATACTGGTCCTCAAATTGATAAAATGATGGAACAGTTGCGTGAAGAAAAGAACGCCTCCAGAAAACAGGTATTAGCAAACATTCTATCTGATGCTGGTGTTAGTACCGCAACCATTAATAGTATTAGTCAAGTTAAAACAAGTGGTGTTACAGGAGAACATTTCGGTGATAGAAAGGAATGTGTATCACTTTCTAAATATTTCGCACCTCAGATTGGCCCTGCCTCTAAGTGGCAGTTTAACGAAGGAACCGCCGGGATAGTTCCTGGTGCTGTTATTGCTACAAGAAGCTATGGACACGGGCCAACACCAGGCGGCGCCCGTTTCGATCAAATGCCTGATAAGAAAAGTCATTATCATACCGGTATCGCACTAACAAGACCTAATGCTGCTGGTGATGTTCTTATATTCGATCAGGCTCAAGGTTATGGTTCTAAGATTACCAAAGTAAACATTAAAAATTATCATGGAGAAACTTGGGGCGTCGTTAAGGGTGGTGAACCAACACCAAAATCTATGGAAGCAGTTAATATAGCACTATCACGGGCAAATGATAGTGAGAAGGCTGCCATCACCGAATCCATGAGAGGTTCGGCACCAAAGACAGCAACATCCACCGGTGAGATTAAAGCGGTTACAGATACAGGACCTCCTCCTGTAAAACCTGTCGATCAAGAAGGTAATCCTATTCCTCCGCAGCAACAAGCACCTGTTAAACAACCTGGCGCACCACAAGAACCAGCACCTCAGGTTAAAGCAGACGCACCACCGCCGGCGCCGCAACCAAAAACTGTAACGTTTAGATTGAATAAAGGTAAATACCTTGACCAAATTGAGGGTAAATATGGTTCATTATTAAATGCGCCAATAGTAGGGCCAGGACGTGAAGGTGCTTGGCAGCAAACACTCGACGGTATTAATGAGAAGGGTGTTAAGTTTAAACAGACAAAAGATGGTATCGAAATAACATTACCTGAAAGTGATACAAGAATTTCCGAGGTAAGATCGGAAATGAAAAATAGAGGTCTTGATGAAAAGACTTTCTTACAATCACAGATAAATGAACCTAAGGTAGAGGCAAAGAAGGCTGAAGTGCCTACACCTCCGCCACCTACACCGACACCACCTACACCGGAGCAGGCACAAACCGAGCCAGCAACAATCAAAAAGTTTGTTAAAGGTGATGGTTATGCTGGTATGGTAGATGTTCCTAATCCTAAGTATGTTGCGCCGAAAGCGGAAACACCTCCACCACCAGAACAACCAAAGGTCGAGGCAAAACCACAAGAACCTCCAAAAGTTCCTGGTGCTTCTGACGGTGGTTTATTTAATGTTGGTGATAGAAATGTTGCCATCTCTCCTATGGATAAAAGAGATGATAAGGCAGTAATCGATACTAAAACTCAACAACCACTATTTACTGTGAAATCAGGTGAAAAAATAAACGTCACACCTCAGCAAAAGGTTGATGGTATCGCACCAGCACAGGACAACATTAGAAATGAAATAAATGCCTTGAGACAAGAAATGGGTAATTCATTTGCTGATGCTGGTGGCAGAATGACACCTATACAAATGACACAAATTCGTTCCGCTGCTACCGATAATCCAAACTTTGTTAATAATCTAACAAAGCAGAACGTGGATTTATGGAACAACCCAGTAATGGAACGTGCTATGAATAGAACAAGACTACAAGAAACAGGTGATTCCTTAAACAATCATTTCAGTTATGGTAATACAAACGGATAAAAAAAAGGGGCCCGTAGGCCCCTCTTAATAGTTATCTTGTAAGGTCTCAGTCCTCAGCCAACTTTCGAAACATGGCGAGGTCTTCATCCTCTTCCTCTTCAACAACTGGTGCTGGTGCTTTCTTTATTTTAGCGGTCTCAGGCACATCGGTAGGAGGCGAGTAACTTGCTACTTTTGATTGTGCCATGGCATCAGATTGTGAACCGGTGAAACCAAGAACATCATCCAGACGGCGCTTTAGTTCTTCATAGGACTTAAAGTTCTTTGGATCGATAATCTCCTTGAGAGAGTGTTCACGCTTCCAAACTGCCTCTAACTCGGAATCATCCTCGTTTAGTGGGCCTGGTGCGAGAAACACGGACTCATCATAGTTAGGGAATGAAACGGTACGGCCGCCCATATTAACTGCCTGACGGGTCACCTTCAACTTAAAGTTAGCACCTTTCCAAAGATCGAAAGGATTAACCTTACCCTCTGACTCAAGGTCTGGGTTCATCATCTTTGTAATCTTATCAAAGATTTTCTTGCCATACTTAAACAAGAATACCTTACCCTCATTCTCAGGGTTCTTAGGATCACTCACCACATAGATGTTAGAAACGTAGTGAAGACGGCGCTTTTGGTCTCTCGCCTGCTTACGCTCAGGACCATTATCGTCGCTTGAAGAATTCCAGAGTGTAGAATTATACTCTGAAACAGGATCTTTCTGGTCAAAGGTCGTAAGGGACTTTTCGATGTACCACTTACCTGTAACCTTATTCTGGAAACCATGATCAAAATAACGCACCCAAGGAAGGGCGTCATCACCATCAACAGCAGGACCTGGGAGGAAACGGATAACGGCTAGAGCATTACCTGTTTTATCGGGAGTTGGCTTCCAATAATTGTCGGTATCTTCCTTTTCGAAATTACCGCCACCGCCATTCATCTTTTCGACTTGCTTGAGTAGACCGTCGAAATCCTTAGATTGTTTTTTTAGATTTGCAAAATTCATCGTATTCTCCTTGTATAACGTTGTATGTTAATCTTATCCACTTTACCATAACAATATGATGTATAATAACAGGGGCCGAAGCCCCTGTCAAGTATTATTTTTATTTTCCTAATTCTTTACCTGTTTCTTTATGGACAACTCTGCCGCCTTTAATCCAATAATTGCCATGGTCCATCCATAGGTCCCAGATTAACTCGGCACATACTCTATTGTCTTTATTTAATTCCATGATAATTTCCATGGAGGTCAATAAATCTTCTTTTGTCATCTTTATTTCTCCTTATAAGATGTATCGATATCTCACAAGAAAACATAACGATAATCTAAACTCTATTTATACAATCTCCAAAAACAACTCTAAATAGTATTCTGTTTCCTCATTTAGAGCAAAAACTTCTGTTGAATCCTCATCTATTAAAACCAATTTTTCTTTTCTTGTTCCTATTTTATATCGGCCTTTCACGTAGTCTCTTAGGATATCTGATGCATTACCGTCTAATAGTCTCATCGATTTTCTCCTTGAGTATATGCTTGAACTTATCCTTGTCGTATTTTATGAATGGTTTATATTTTCGGATTTTCAACTCAACCTTCGACCATATCGGATCATTATTACCCAAGTATTTATTAAACTTATCAGAGAACCTTATGAAATCATTTAGTATCACCATACTTTCTGGAGACAATCTCTTGCCAAGGAAAAAAGAAATAATGAGAGGATACTCACCGTCATTAATAGTAAAAGGCCTTGACAGACCGCCAGAAAAAACTCTCTCCAACTCGTTGGTAAAGTTATATGCGAGTGCCTGTTTACGAGACTTGTATTCCGTGTAGTTTTTTTCTGCTTCATTTTCTAATAACTCTATAATGTAATGTTTATCTTGGATAAAATTGGCAACATAAAAGTCTTTTAGTTCCTCTGCATTATATAGTTTAGCAATCTTATCAAAGAAATGCTTATCTTGTCTTTTCTCATACGAGTCTTTAGTGGCACGGAGTTTACCATGCATCTTAAAGAAATCATACTTGTCGCTGGTAAAATGGGTACGCAACGCCAAGAATAATAGATAAGCACCATAACCGGTGAAATGTTTCATATTGGTAGTTTGGCAGTCTTTGACTTTTTAAGGAAGTTTAGTTCTTCAGCTTCAATTTGTATTTTGGCCTTGAGAACACCAGAGACAAGTTTGCCTGCGGTTTCAGTCTCAAGATTATTTTGTTCGCAGAATAGGCAAATAGCATCGATGTATGGTATATCTTTCATGTATACCATTTCTTCTATTGCCATGGAAAATTTGTTGATATCTTCGGGAGTCATTTTCTTTTCCGTTGTTTCATAATATAAAAGGTGCCGGATTCTGTTTCTAGGCTCCGGCGGGCCCAATGATTATGCTGCTAGAGCAAGATCAAATGATGCAAAGTTATCGTTAGCACCTAACGTTTGCTTTCGGTCTCCTTGAACCCTTACTACGCTTGTCGATCCTATTTCTGCCCCATCAAAGTAACACGGTTGCCCAAGGTTGCGACCCTATTATGGACTTACTGACGATTTCTATCCCGTATCCGTGTTACCATGGTGGAGCAGCCGGGTACCGCCCCCGGGTCCAATACGTCTATGCCGTTCCTCTCAACGACCTAAGCAGATATATTTATAACATATAATGAGATTTTTGGCAAGTATTATTGTACCTGATTTTCAAATTCTTCTAATAATGGTGCTCCAACACCACGATGGTCTTTTGAGTTATTAGTTACATGGCCTTGAAGTGTTGTCCCGTATAAGGCACTCACCGACGGTCGCCACCAGACATCCAGACAAACCCAGACTAAGAAACACCATAGCGATAGCTAGATAAATCTTTTTCATCTGTATTCTCCCATTTCTTTCTTTGCTTCCTTGTTTCGTTCTTTATCACGAAAGTTCTGAATCACACAACATTTACAAGAAAGGAGTTTATACTTCTTTCCTTTAAGATTGACTTGACCTGCAACGTTTCTAATGTGGAGAGATTTCATAACGTATGCTCCAATCTAAATTGTTTAATCTTATTGACTAACTCTGGTATATACTCACTACGTTGTTTCACAAAGACCTGAGGATCTTCGTTATCAACTGATATCAATACTACAATCTGTTTTGCTTTGATACCTGTCATCTCTTCATACATTAGAGAGTAACAGGTGCATTGTTCAAAGTAGTTTAGGATCCACTCTTCTCTCTTTAACTTTAAAGATGTTTTAAAGTCAATAACAGAAGGTACACCGTCAAACTCGGCAATACAATCAACTTGACCTGCGAGACCGAGAGTTTCGCTATAGAGCATAGTTTCCAAATAGTGAACATTGTCAATCCTATCAACGATGGGTAACATTTGTTTGAATGCCATTTTCATATCTGGCATTACATTTTCGTTTAGAAAACTGCTCCGCTCCTGATTAGAGATATAAGACTCCATAAGCGAATGAAATTTTGTACCTCTTCTACTTGCTCGTCCTGATATCTTGTTCGCTTCTTCTTCCCCCACTTTAGCCCTCCATTTGGCAATGGAGTCTCCTTTGAAATGCGATAAGAAAGTTGTGACGGATGGTAATTTTTTACCGTTTGGTGAGATGTAGTATCGCTTGCCATTGTATTCTTCTCTTTTCAATTCACATAGGAAATGGTCTTGGTTTATATGATTAAAGGTTTTCAACTAACATCCAACATCAAAGTCTTCCTCAACTGTTTCGTCCATTATATACTCCTATTATATAGTTGTCAACCTTTATCTTGTGATTTCTTCCCAGTCCATTGAACCAAAGCAGGTGCTGGTATCTGTTCCTGCTGCTATGGCTAATGTGAGTGGTGTTGCCACTCCTGTAAATGTGTTTCTTTCTAACTGGAACTTGAATAGAGCCTCTTTGAGAACGTCAATAGATGGTGATGCCTGTGTGGATGAATTAACATATCCAGAAGCCAATACTCTACCACCTGATATGGCGGTACCTGATATAGTGTATTCAACTGCGGAATCGGCAGCAGCTGAAGTCCATCCACCTGTTGTGATTGTTCCACCAGATATAACTTGCCAGTTAAAATCTACACCATTACCGCGACCAAGAATAGATAGTGCGGTCATGATAACAACCGCGTCTAATGCGGTTGATTTAAGTCTTATTGAAACAACTGGATAGTATGTACCTGCTGTCGTTAATGATTTAGGTGCTGTGATAGCAGTACCAATAGCCTGCTGTGTTCCTCGTAGTTCATAACCACCTTCTGAAATAACAGTAGAACAAACTTGCTTCATAGTGCTATTACTTGCCGTAACACCAGTATTCTTAATTTCTTGACGCAACGGTAATGATGCTGTGGTCATATATGTAGAGGTAATCAAATTAGCATGATGAAATGAATGACAGTGGATCAATTGTCCATCGATAACAAATCCGCATCTAACGGTACCAAGACCCAACCACTCAACATCGATAAACATAATCTGTGCTTTTGAAATGTCTAATGTTAATTTGGACGGACTTGATACCACATCACCGAGTAATGTATCTATATTCCAATTTGCCTGATTTACTCTTGTTTCAACGATGGTACCGGTGGTGTTAGACCTTTCAACAAATGAAAGAGTTGATCCATTAAGTTCAAGAAAGATACCATTATCAGCACCATAATAACCAATTCTTTGTCTAAGATTGGTTTTACCACTATTCATAACAAACGTGGTTAAAATCTGTAATGATTTACCTGGCTGGTATGAGAATACTCTGGTCGTTTCTCTGATAACCTCGGCATTTGCCTGTGTCGTCACGTTTAGATTAACAAGTCCCTCTGTAGTAGAGAAAGCATATGTAGAATTGCCTGATGTGTTTGCTGTGTTCCAAAGTCCATTGTCTTTGAAACGATGGCTGGAATCGAATAGAGTGAGAGGAGTAGACATTCTGGCTCGGCCGAACGCATCGACTGCCACACCAGTGGGGTTAGCAGGACCGACCTGATTACCATACTTGTCGGCCAGCATTACCACCTCAAAGAGAGTTTTCTCTTGATTTAGGTATTGATGTGTGTCTATGCGGAACTGGGCCATAAATCTACTCCTTTTATTATGTTCTATTTAGGATGTTATAATCCCATCTCCGTTTTTTGAATAATATATTCTTTGACCACCCCGGAGCGCACGATGTCCTCAATATTAAATTCAATATGGTCAAATGATGGCATACGGCGAGTAATGGCCATCAACTCTTTAATACCTGTCTTTTCATGTGGTTTGTGTAGGTCAGACTGGCGATAATCACCACAAAAGATAATTTTAGAGTTAGTACCAATTCTGGTCATAACCGTATCAATCTCTTGGAATGTCATATTATTACACTCGTCAACAATAATAATACAATCGTTAAAGGTCATACCACGTAAGAACGAGGTGGTTGTAAACTCAACGAGTCCCTTTAACTTCAATATACGCCATCCGTCTCCACGACCGAATAAATCATCACAAATTTCTTGGTAAGGTTGTTCATATACTTCCGCTTTTTGTTTGTCGGTTCCTGGTAGGAATCCCATATCGCGGCTTGGCACGACTGAGCGGATGATAACGACCTTCTTATATGTCTCTTTTAATAAAACCTCCTTTAGAGCGAGATAGGATGATAGAAAAGTTTTACCGGTACCGGCATAACCGTGTAGCATCAGGTTAGCGCCGCTTTCATATGCGTCCCACACTCTTTGTTGGTTTACTGTTAGTGGATTGATATGACGCAATTCAAAGTGGTTGTGCTGTGCTGGATTTTGTGGTTGCTCCTGATTTTGTTTACGGTTATTTCTTCTCTTTGTGGACATATTTTTACCTTTATTTTTATTGTTAGTCACGTCCTCATAAACAAAAGAGGCCGAAGCCCTTTTACGGACTCGGCCTCTATTCGTGGATTTCTTTGGTGGGTGAGACAGCTCTAAATCTCCTTTGGAATGTCCCAGCGTTTACTTGCTACTGCCGATGCCTCTGGGACGGCTGATTTAATTCTACCTAAAACATATTTTTGAAAGTCTGCTGGTGGTTTTGTAATACCAATATTAACTGGATCGACCACAACGGCTGACTGAATAATTTGTTCCCAATCTGGTTTATCATTTAAGTATGTGTCGTGTTCCGCCATAGACATATTGACGACTATAATTTCTTCTGTTTTTTTATTACGAAAAGTATAATTTGGCATTCACTTATCCTTTTAATTATTCAACAATATACCAATCGTCTGCTAATAGTCCTGCCGAAGTGGCCATAAAAGATGAAGTATCATTACATGTTGCGGTTGATGTGTTTGGTATTATTGTTGGAAGGCCGCTCAAGGCCTGTATAGCGTTTGCAGTAAGTTCTCCACTAGACATATCACATACCACCACGAGGTTGGCGCCAGATGTAGTATTAGTATTTAATCGAATAAATAAATTATTTTTTTTCAAATCACCGTTTTCTCGACTAACTTTTTTACCTGCTTTAATTTCTAAGAGTGCTTGACTGAAATCCATTTTTTATAACTCCTTTATCCAGTCCGGTGGTTGGCGGTTTTTCCACTTATGTAGGTGTACCTTACCGACCTTATAATAGTTGCGATAGTTTTTTATCGCATCTTCTGATATGATGTATTTAGGATCCATGGCACTTGGCGGTTGGGTTAAACCAGCATTTTTAATTTTATGTGGAGGATATCTAAGAGCATGTAGCAAACCATCGGCCTGTACCTTATGTGTTTTGCCATAGCGATATGTATATTCTTTACAATATTCGTTTAATAAAGACCACAACCAAAGATAGTTGGTATCGGTTTCACGGCACCAGACGGCCGACGGATGGTTCACATGAGTTGCGGAGTATAATGTTATATTACGGTCATCATCAAGACGCCACCTCTTTACCTTGCGTTTTCCACCATCATCAATATATTCACTACCGTCTATCACTCTATGCGCGGTTGAGAGCAATTGGGCACTCTCAAGGATCATCTTTACACAGTGAGAGTCAACAGACCACTCGGCACATAGTTTAGGATCTTCATGTAGATAAAATATGTTCATATTTTTCTTCCATTTTTTTAAATATTGTGACAAATGTAAATCTATAAGGATTGGATAAATTTGAACTTAAATGTTGTAAAGGTTTATGTGGTATTTCACTATCGAAAAGTAAAACTCTATTGGGTTTATACTCTATAATTATTTCAGGTTCTAAAATATTGTTATAGAGTAATGTTTCACCGCCTTGTCCTTTTTTCCATTCCGTATTAGCGTAATATAAAAAACTTTTTGATGTATTTTTTTGAGTAGAGTCACAGTGATATGAGGTATAAGATGAAGGTGTAAAACAATTTACCCACGATTTTGATATTTTTTTATCTCCAATTATACATTCAATTGGTTTAAAATTAATGCTATCAAAAATACCTAAAAATTTTATGTCTTTATCATTATAAGCACTTTGCCAATTATGAGGATCAGATTGTTGATCGAATATAGATGTTGCTCTTCCTGTTAAAGTATAATGAGATTTCTCAAAAATACGTGCAAATTTAACCATTTCGGAATAAGAAAATACATCATCAAAAATATCAACAGTTCCGCCTGAGGATAAATGTTTTGTTTCTCTTTTCATTTATTATCCCTCAATTAAATCCAGTATATCATTTAAAAATGTGACTTCATTATGGAAATGCGTTTCAAGACGGTCAATAGGACCGTCTTCACCAATACGTTCGCTTAGTTTATTGAGACGTTCATACAACTTTTCTTTAATCTCAAGCAATACATTTGATGGATCGTTTTGCATTTTTCTTCACCTCATTAATGTGGTTACACCATTTGCGAAACTTAAAGGCAGTGCAATCGCAAGTATAACGGTTGAAATTGCCTCGGGTGACAATGTAGGAACGCTTATCACCAGGAACGAGAGAAACGCCATCATTATAGTTTTCATTACCAGTCCATGCCTCTACTATATCACGTTTATCTAAGATACGAGCCGGCGCATCAGCATCACCAGTCGTCAACATAAACTCATATTCTTTTAACCATTTAGGTCTAGGGAGAACCACACGACCTTCATAATAATTATATTCAGGTTGGAAAACATAATTAGAACCCGGCCGATAGGCCGAGTTCTTATATTTCACTTTAAGACGCATTAGAGAACCTTCATGTCTATAGTATTCTCGAAAAACTTTTTCAAGTCATTTTCGAATGTGGAGTCCTTCATCGAGAAATCTTTCCAACAAAGAAACGCCTGATATAGATTATGGATTTCATCTACCGTTCGTTCAAGCGCCTCTACGTTTTCATCAACTTGACCCGGCATTTGAACCGTATAACCACGATGTTCGATTATATCAATCAAATCATCCGTATCGAGATAATTTGTATTGAGTTGATAGTTAATATAAGTCAATAGAAGCACTCCTTTATATTAGATACCAAGAGCCTTGAGGTCAACGTTGTTGAGGTCAATTGAGTCCCAGTCTTTATCGACCGAGTATGAAGTAGCAACCTCACCATTTGAACCGAATTGCTCCGTTACATCATCAAACTCACGGGTCTTTTTATTGGACTTTGCCTTCTTAGCGGCAACCTTCTTCATACCTTCGGCAACCTTCTTGATTGTTTCAAGGTTCTTTGCCTTAACATAAGCATTTTCGGCATTTTTTTCAATTGCGGCCTCAGCCCGCAACACGGCAGCATTTTCCTTGGCGACTACCGATTTGGAAACTTTAGGCGCCTTAGCAACCTTGGCCTTAGGTGCCTTAGGAGTAGCACTACGCAACTCGGCAGCATTAGCAGGCTCGGCAATCATAGTATAAGAGACGACCTTGCGGCCATCTTTATTGGCAGTAATAGTAAAACCATACCGAGTATTAAGGAACGATACATACTTGGCAGCATAGTCGCCAGTACCAACGTGGGCATTAATCTCGGCAGGCGTAACAGTCTTGCCCATTTGAAGAACCGCAAGGGCGCGGATCTCAGGGCGGATACCATTGGAAGCGGACACTTTAGGCATATTTAACTCCTTTTTCATCATTTAATACGGATATTATAACACAAAGGACGGATAAGGCAAGCAAAATCGTTTGTAAACAGGTGCGACATGATGTCACACCCTTGAATGTAAACGGTTTACAATCAGCACTCGGGATCAAAATCGTGCCACTCCTGGGACTAGTTTGGTTGCCCAACTTGGTTGGTCATCATCCTCATCCTCAGCAAGATCACCATAAAATTCAGGATAGTAGGCACTCAGGAAATTCGAGACCTCGGACTCCGAAAGATAGTTGAGAAGGTCACGGATCAATTCATCACGATCCAAGATACCCTCATCTTTAGCTTCAATAACGGCATTAGTAAATTGACGGATCATTTTATTACCTCAGTTATGATTGCCAAGAGAAAACCATTTTTCAACGATAAAGTCAATTGTCTCCTTATTAACTGGAACAGAAGAACGCTTATTGACATATTCATGGACCTGTTTATCAAAATGGATGCCTGGCGAGGACACAATCTCAATAACCAGTTTCTCGATTTCTTTATATACAAAAGACATTATTACCTCAGTCAATTGTTTGTAGTTGGCTATAATAATCGTCTCTATAAAAATCACCGATAATACGGTTGATTTGTTCAATAGGAATATGGATACAAAGACGGTCATTTACATAGGTTTGAACCTGTTGTTCGGTTTGAGCACCATACTCAATTGCTTGAACAACCAATTCATCTACTTGTAAAGCAAGATCGGACATTTTAGACATTATTAACCCTCCACAAGATTGTCAATTTCGGATTGCGGTACAATAGTAGCATTTAAACCACTAAGCCATTTATTAATATGCTTTGAGGTTGTTACTGAATACTTTTGCTCGGTACGGATCCATCCTTTAACAGGATGAAAAGCAGCTACTGGTGTTCTATAAGAAAAGAACACTTTAATTCCATTATCAAAAGAGAGGACGTTTTGATTTGAACCTTTAGGAATAAGTTTCATTTGATTTCCTTTCTTAGATTTCATTAAGAGATACTAGTTTAGACATATAAAAATGATTAGCATATTCTTTATCATTTTTATATTTTTCATTTAATTCATCAAGATATGATTTAGCATCTTTTTCATGTTCAAAGAATTTATATACTCTACTTTCATCTGATTTAGCATAATGGATATCGGTATTATGACGCTCATTATAGGATTTTAAAGCAACAATATAAGTCATGTTTACTATCCTTTCTAATTATGTCTAAGGATAGCATAACACAACGGTAAAGGCAATCATAATCGTATGTCAACAAGTGCGACAGGATGTCGCAGTTTCCGTTTGTAAACTTTCTTGCTGTTGACAATCTGCTGTTTACAGACAGGATTGCGGAGTGCCTTAGCAATAGGATTAGGTTTCTTTTTCATCGTTCCTCCAAACTCCAGGAGAGATAGTTTTCTTTCTTAGAATAAAGGTCAATATACCTATAGGCCGCAGTTCTTGAGATACCACGGAATGTAAGATCATAACCTTTGAACCAGATTGAGAGATTAAAAGTTTTCACATTAGCCATTTTTATTTCCATTCGGTTTGAAAGTAAGCGTAGTCTTTTAGTTTTTGATACTTCTTTACATACTTCATCATCATGCTACGAGTAATATCATGGAATACAACCTTAGTATTATCTTTGAAGAAAATAGTAAGGTCATATGTTTTGATTATATGAACACGCATATTAACCTCAAAAGTTGGCCGAGTCATCATACGCAAATGGTTTTACGTCTTGTGGATCATCAGCAAATACTACGACATCATTCTCCATAACCTCATCGACCGCACGTTTATCCCATACTCTATGAATAAAGTCAGGAGTGCCGAACACCTTGACGGCCGTATGATAACGGTTATCTTTGAAACCTACAAAGTGTAAGGCATTATTCATATTAATCCTCCAGAGTTCCAGGAACTGCCCAATATGAGATATCAACTGGTAGAATAGTATTGTATAACCAGGTGATAGCATCAATTCGACGTTCACCATAAATTGACGTTTCTGAATAAAAAACAACCATATTAACCTCCAAAGTATGCGATTAGACAAACGCCAAACATAAGACTAACAAGGGTTGCGAATAGTGCGAAACACTGGACCATTTGTTCATCATCTTTAAACATTTCATTACCACCCGAATTTAGCATCTTTGAGATAGCAGTTTGTATGGCGAGTTTTGTCCGCATTTTCCAGATGTAGTAAAGTCCAACCTTTATGACCTAACCGTGGATTATCACGAATACCAATAATGGTCCAGATTGCTCGGCCAGTACCAAACTTAATCGTATCACCAATTTCAGGATCAGGATAATGTTTAAGATTTGCTTTGAATTTAGAAAGACTTGACATATTAATCCTCATTTGAATTGATTGCGATAAGAGCCAAAGAGATAGGAACAGCGAGTGATACAATAAAAACGATTAGTTCGGTCATGCGCTATTTTTTCCTTTTGCTTTACCAGAGGTTTTAAGGTTATTAGATTTTGCACCCATATGAGACACACTACCACGTACCATAGGGAACGAGGTATTAGCCCGACTACGACGACCTGGTTTACATACAGTAATGGCGCCGCCATTTTCAAAGTATGACAGCAAGGCATCAACCGTGTCAATACGGAGTTCAAGGTTCTTTTTAGCGAAACGATGGTTCATTATCTTATATCCGTGTTAAGTTTAGGTTTACGATTACGAATTAATTCCCGTTCAATAATGTGGGCAGCGGACTTTCCGCGAACCACATCCAATACACTAACGTCAAAGGCATCAGCGCCAAATTTGCGTATAGCAACACAGAGCTTCCACTTTTTATTTTCCGTGAGGGCTCGTCGGACATGTTTTTGCCACCTTCTTGTTAAGGATTTCTTTACAGCCGACCGCTCAACATATGTGACGCCGATATATTCCTGTCCGTTTACAGACAAAGAATAAATCAGGTGTTTACGATCAGACCGAGATTTCCGTTTTTGAGTTTTCATCATGATCGTATCCTAACACAAGGAAAAGGAAGAGGCAAGAGAAATCGTATGTAAACGGATGCGACACGATGTCGCACCCTAAGTTATTGATTTTTATTCGGGGAGATTGTCGAATGTAAACCCAAGTTTTCCTTGTAATGTCAACGCATGTTTACAAATAGGGTAGGGCAATTCACAGGTGGCCCAGGCGAAGGCATAAGTGATTTTGCGTCGAATATAGAGAAGCATGTTTACAGTCCTTTCTAATTATGCCTAAGGATAGCATAGTTGAAAGGAACAGGCAACAAAAAAGGTATGTAAACGCCTGCGTCAGGATGTCACACCCTGAATGTAAACGTTTACATACCCTGTTGTCAATTAATTTTGTTTACAATTGTTGTTTCCGTTTTTCAACAGATTTTAAGTAGGATTCTATCTTTTTTCTTTTATGTTCTTCGGATTGTGGCCCATAAGGTTTTCTTTTACCACGCATTTTTTGTTTAGTTGTTTCTGTATGATTTTTACCATACATAGGATTACCTTCACCACTAATATTATTTTTATGTCGCTCGGTATGAGAATGTCCAGGTTTACCAGTTTTTATTTTACTTATAAGTTTTTTAGTTTCTTCTGTATGGACTCTTCCTTCGGCACCTTCACCACCATCAGTCATATTACGGAGAATACCTGTACCAAGGTCTTTACGGCCATACCAACGAATATAGAACCTCTCTAACGCAAAAGCACCGAGTTCCGTAAGATTAGATTCCATGATAACAATACGATCATCGGATGGTTTGGAGATAATATCTTTATATTTTTGCCATGCTCTTTTATTCTTACCCTTACCAATATAGTAAGGTGAACCATCTGGTCTTAAATAGGCATAGATATAGAAATTGGTAGTATAAATAGACATGCTGGCACTCCCTAAAAGTGTTAGAGTAGGCGGGTTCCCCAACCGCGGCCTACATGTCTATTTAGTAAATCCTACTTTTCAAAAAAATCATCATACTCATCCCAGTCATCAGGATGACTTTCCCACGCCTTCTTTAAATTATGAAGAGGACGTTTCTTACTAATCTCAGATTGAGGACGTTCAAGACGTTTACCGCCATATTTACGGTCCTCTTCCTGTAGTTCAACATATGGATCCTTGAGGGTTTGAGATTTTGTATGCTTCATTTCATTACACCTTATATAAATTTATACCTTTTATTTTAAAGTTCTCACGCCATGCCGTAAACGTAGGACCGTGTCCGACAGGTTCATCATATTGAGCCTGAAAATGGTGTATCATTTCATGTGCCAATATCTCTACAAATTTCTTTTTGCTTGGGAACTTGTTATCCATGACAATTCTTGTCTTGCCATGTTTCTTATGTTTCTTATCATAGTATCCGTAATATGCGTGAAGTTCATCATCATGCTTTATCTGGAACTTTTTTACTCGCATTAATTTATTACCAAAGATTTGCTCGTTTAATATGGTGAACCATATTTCCATATCAGCAACCTTTGGACGGTATTTTACTCCATCCTCTTTCAGTTCTCTAAGGAGTTTACGATTGTGGTAATAATCCTGGGAACGCTTCATTAATAAGTGCCTCAGTAAGATATGGTACCTTTAAGTCCTTTTTCAATATACCAATAAAAACATCCGCTTCTTTTGGTTCCAAACTTTCTAAGATTTGGAGCAAAAGTTCTGTTCTTCTTTTATCCGTTAGTGCGGCAGGAGTGCGTGGATTATTCTTCATGAAGAGATAGATTTTATCCAGCACCTGTGTCATATTACTATAACCCATACCGGCTGGCATGTTATCGTCTCGTTTAAAGTCTGGGATATCTTTGATAGCAAACTCAACACCCTTATGGAAAGCACCTAATAGCACCTGACGGAGAGCCCATGTGTCATGCCGATGAAGGACATCAATCTTGTCTTTTCTGGCCTTGGCGGCCTTGAAATCCTCAAAGACCTCATATATATTTTTATTACTCATTTTGTTCCTCAAAAATCCGAAACGGACTCAATCATTACCTTGAGACCCTTTTCTATAAAGTAGTTCAACATTTTTTCTTTGGTCGCCGGTTTTGTTTCTTCGTAGGCGTCCACGATTTTTCTTTGAATGTCATTAGGTATATAGTCAAAATCAACCAAAGTTTGATTGCGCTTATAGCCGCGAAGCATATCGTCCGTGGTGCAGAAAGTTTCGGCATCTTGATTAACCCATTCCTGGAGTTTCTTACTATTTATTACTTTCTGACGTTCACCAGCAGCAAAGGTGTTATCAGCAGACAGGAAGTTAGGAATGCCATCACCACGGTCTCCCTTGATGATATGCTCTCGGATAAAGGCCTTAGGATTGTCAATCTTGATGAACCGCTTTAGAATAGGACTATATTGGGAAACATTAGAGTATTTCTGTAGCTGGGCAAAGTCTTTATCAGAGGATAGAATAAGAACGCTACCGTGAGGTGCCAACCGTGCGGTTAATACGGCAATAACGTCATCAGCCTCAGCACCTTCCACATCAATAACCTTGTAGGGAAAGTTAACCTTAAACTCATCTCTAATCTTATTCAAGGTATCAAAAATCATACCCCAATCGTATCCGCTGGCCTCACGGTCATGCTTACGCTGGGACTTATAGAAAGGGAAAAATTCTTTGCGCCAATACTTTTTGGAATCGCAGCAAAGGATTACATTAGGATATTTGGATTTAAACTGCTTTACATTAGCACGAATGGTATTGATAGACATATGCCTAATCAAGTCCTCATTCATTTCATGTGTCTTTGAGACAAACTTGAGGTGTTGCATCAAGTTCGATATAAGGACTTGATTAAGGTCCACCATGATATAAGACATTATTTATTCCTTTATGATGATACCCTTATGGTATCATTCTTCGCCTTCTTTGTCAAGTTGTTCCTTTGAGGCCAACATATCTTCAATCATGTTAAGGATTTGTTCCTCAGTCATGTTTTCCATTGCTTCGGCATCTTTTTTGGAAATAATGGATATATTCTTTTCTATGAAAGGATGTAAGTGGTGTTCGAAACCAAACTGGCGATATATTGTAGCACGTAGAGCATCAACAACTAAAACCAAGTCCTTAGCAAAAGACTCTTCCTCGACACTCACATAATAATTATCAAGTTCTGTGATAATTATCGAAGCAATCTCCTCCACCATAGCATCAGCCATCTTTTGGTCGGCACGTTTTTGTCTTTCTTCTAAAACTTCTCCTGGGATATCTCTTACAACTTTATGCTTTGGGAATTCGATTACCTTGTCGGTCATTTATTTGTCCTTGTTCTTTAAATCTTGGTACATACCCCATGCCAGAATACCAACTGTGAAGAGACCTGTAAACATACCAAGATAAATCATAAACCAGATTAGGTCAATTTCCGTTGTTTTCAAAATATTCATAACCATAATCCATCACCTCATGCCTGACTTGTTCATACATCTGTGTTTGTTTGGGTGTTAGTTTGAATCCGCTTCTGTTCATATGTTCATACCAATAACAATAGGCCATCTTATCTATCATATCAATCCTTTCTGCGGCGATATGATTATAAAAAACGTTCTTCATTTCACAACCCTCAATAGGATAGTTTCTTCATTTATACGACCATTGGCCTTGTTCTCTGCGGTCTTAATAGCACTCATAACTTTACGCAGACCAACTTTACCTTCGTTCAACACGATAGGAATTACTTGTTCTGGTTTTCTGAGTTTTTTTGTGATAGAAGAATCCGCATCATATCCTGTGATCGTAGTCCCTCTGACACTAAGGCCGCTATTACCCAAGGCATTATAAACAGAGAGATTACGGTATTTACAATTATAGACCCATAGTTGCGAGGCATGAATAATATCCTTAGGTTGGACACTGGTGATATTTAGGTCTTTATCTTCAACTTTATACTTTAGTTTAGAAACCAATATATGTGCTGGTTTCTCTTTCTTCTTACGCGGTTTGCGAATAGACACTTGTGCTGCGGCACTCTCATCAAGATGGTCGATTATCTTTTTGATAAAGATAGACATGACTTTAAGAACTGGAGCACGCCATCCAGAATATGCTTCCACCAAGTCTGGGTCTTTACCTTCAAGGGCCTCACAGATTTCTTCGTATTGAGGACGGAAGTGTTCTGTAATCCTCTTCGCAACTTGCGGTTTAATTCCCTTCTCAAGGGACCACTTCTTAATGTCAAACTGGATTACTCCTTCTCGAAAGAACACATCGGTTTCTTCCTCAAGTTCGCCAATAAGGTCGGACGCCTTCGTATTAATGCGATCTTGAATTGATACGACTTTTTGTGTAGGTTGTTCTTCCTCCGTCTCCGAAACATCCAGCACCGTTGAGGATAGGAATAACAATCGACCTTCAATTCTTTCCCACTCACCGTCTGGCAAGGTATTTCCGGTATGTAATAGTCGGCAGTTCCATCCGATGTTGTGTAAGTCGATTGCTTTAACAGACGATAACTTTCCAATAATATGTTTGTCATATTTGATACTCTTTAGGTAGGATATAGTAAAGGCCTTGGCATCATCACTGGTGTAAAAGTAATTAAACCAGTTGTATGCCTGTGCCAATTCGGATTGTGTAGAACCAGCATGGACCTTAGGTTCTGATCCCATATATTTCTCGTCCGCAAATTTGCCGCGAGTTTTCACTTTCTTCTCCTCAGACAAAGATATACCCATATTCCTTAAAGTCCGAAATCACACAGATTCCGTCTTCAGTTGGATCCATATTATGCTCTATTTCTTCGGCAAAGTCAAGAGCCTCGTTTAAAGTATGGAAAACAGGAACTTCTCCGAATGTTTCTTTAATTGACTGAATGTTTCCGTTATACTTGGCAGTCTTATCATTCCATTCACCATAGATGTTATCAATTGCGCTGGCATATGAAACACGGTATTCAGGCCCTTTCTCGGACTCTGTTAGTAGGACATAGATACCATTATCAGCGGACATTATATTCTCCTTATTGGACGATTATACCATATATTAAAAACGCTATTGTCTTTAATACCAACCAGAATGCCGTTGATAGAACGACGGCGGCAAACAACGGTTTATTCACTTAATACTTGTTTGACGGAATCAATACGAAATGAACGCCAACCTTCTGCATCAATATCCCATACAGGCTGGACACTATCATTAATCTGTCTTGCTGCTTTAGGAACTTGTCCGTCATATTCTGATAATACTTGAGGAACATATAAATCGGAAAGAGTGCAACGCATAGTTCTTTCCGTTCCGTCAGTCTTTTCAAAAACGACCGTGATTACTCCGTTTTTTAGTTGTTCCTTTAATTCGTATTTATCAATCATCATCTTCCTCCTCCCATGGGAAATCATCTTCTTCATAGATAGTGACATCACAAGACCAATCCTCATTCACCAATTCAAGCATGGTTGTTTTAGTTTTACCATTTGAAACTGTAGTTTCTCGCAACCATTTATCAGTTGCTTCAAATGCTTCGTCTTCGGAATCATAAGATCCAATTTTAATGGTTCCCAATTGGGCGGAATTTAACTCGGAAATCCACATAACAACTTACTCCATACGACTGTTAGGCAATTCATAATAATCATCGGCGGCCCGACGGATTAGATCGTCTGACTTTCCGTAATACTCTGGATCCATAATAGCAAGTAAAAGTCCTTCATAGTCTTCCGTTGTTAAGGTATTTTTTGCCTTATCTAAGTATTCCCTACGGGTTATTCTTGTATCAATAGCAGCAGATACGGAACCAATACGCATGTCTGGTGTAATGGTAGGAAAAGGAAGTATATTACTCATGACCGTCCTTAGTAAGTTAGCAGTAAATCATACAACTCATTATAACCGCCAATATACTTCTTGTCAAGTGTTATTATAGGAAATGTTTTTACTCCAGGAAACCATTCAAGGATTTCATCTCTTGAAAAATCCTTTTCCAGTTTATATTCAGTAAATTCCATTTTCCTCATTTCAAGTAAATTTTTGGCCTTATCGCAATAAGGACAATTATCTTTAGAATATATCTCTACAATCATTTTATACCTTTCTATTTTAAAAAATTACCATTAAATGCTATACTTATACGTTCTTCATTTGATTGATTAGCAGAAACATTATGTGATAACCAAGATGGAAATAATACCAAATCACCTGTTTTAGGAATATATCTATAGTTAGAGGAGTTATACGCATTATATTTCTCTATCATATCTCCAAAAATAAATTCATCATAATTTTGTAAAGGAGTATGAAAAATTATTTCGCCTGAATTTTCAGGAACTTTAACATAATAGACCGCTGAAATTACCGAAATAGGATGTATATGTCGAGCATTATCATTATTTTTTTTGTTTATGTTTATCCAATAATTACATATTTGTAAATCATTAGGATTCGAATAGTCAAAGTTTTTGGCCAGATTTCTAATTCTATCAATAATTATATTCGTTAGTTCTTTTAGTTGATCATCTTTAACATGTAAGTCATTACTTTGCCATCCACCTCTATTAGTCATAATTCTTCCTACAGGATCCTCATTTCTTTTTCTATGGCAAAATTCTTCTATAGATTTGTTATCGAGAGAAAGATTTTCATAAGCAATCCAATTAGCAAAAATAGTTTCTATCTTCACCTAAAAGGTCTCCCTGTTACCCAACCAACTAAGCTATGGCGGGTACCTTTTGTTGTTGGTTTTACCCTATGTAAAACATATGATGGAAATGTTATCAAAGTTCCCTGTTCTCTTGGTACGACGAATGGTTCACCACCCAAACACAACTCCAACTCTCCACCTTCATATTCATCTGGGTCTGTTAGTTGGACTACCATAGTGAGTTTGCGAACCTTACCTTGTAGCAGTTTGTCGGTGTGGTCGGAGTAGTGGCCAGACGGAGCATTATACTCTGTGAATTGTAGGTCTTCCTGAAATCCAAGAATATCAAAATTAAAATAATCTGTATTCACATTTACTAATGTTTGTAGGATTTTTGGAAAGAACCAATCGAACTTTGTATTATCATAATTAATGAAATGTATTTTACTATCTCTTATTTCTTCTTTGAGGTCGGAAGTCTTGACAGGTCCTTTTTTAACCTCAACCTCAGCATCATAAAGGTCAAGTTCTTTAGCATCTCTTACAAAAATATCACATTCCTCTTTTGTCAGAAACTCTTTGGTTATAACAAAGTTTTCCACATAATCATATTTACAATGTGCCGGTATGGCATCTTCAAGTTCTTTCATAATGTATCCTTAGAGTAGATGTTGTGCTAATACCATACAAGAAATCCAGGCCCATAGTGTATTGAAACCTACAAGAGTTGGCAATAGTTTTTTATTAGATGCCCAGATTAATGTTAGAGATGTAAATAGAGTTAGGAAATATAACCACCAAATTTGAATATGGAAGATTAGACCGGGAACAATAATAATCGCCTTGGCAAACCAAGAGACGAACTCAACTGTGTTATAGTCGGTCCAATATTCTTTGGTGAACCACATATTATAACATTCTTTTATTTTGGTAAATGTTATATGTCTATAAACGATTAGTATTAGGACGGCCCATACGCCTGATGCTATTAGAACTTGATTATTTGTCATAATATACTCACTTTCTTTCAGAACCAACTACCAATTGGAACATGCGCCATCGGATCGTTTGGTTTACGTTTTGGTAAACAGCAGATTTCAACCTTTATGTTGTTAGTATCAAGATCAAAGATGCTATGATACTTATCTTTAGGTTCTTCTATCTTCTTCTCTTTGTTTTTAGCCATAGATATATCACATAGACTAAGAACAATCATGATTGATATGATAAACTTCATTTCTTTATATGGTTCTTCCTTACACGGCACATCACCCAATCATTATAGTATTTCTCGGAGATGACCGCATCTTCAGAAAAGATAGCCTTAGTTTCATAATAGGTCATTTCACCTTTGGTATAACAAAGATGTATTATTTCACGGATAAACTTATTCTCACCGAATAGTGAGACATGTTCGGCGAGAGTTTTGTTTGAACCGTAATATTCTTTCCAATCGGACTCGACCTTTATTCTTTTCTTCTTACCTTTGACTTGCTTGGTCTTAGAAAAGTAAAAGTTTTTCTTGCCGATATATTTCATACCATTGGCTTGGTTTGTTATGAGATAAACGAAACCAATGGCACCTTCGGGGATTTCTGTGAGGGGTTCTCTGTTGTATAACCATGTCATACAACTATATAGTTATTCGTTCTCTAAGTCCTCTATTTCAGGTGGATACTTTTCGTTCCACACCTCATCAAAGGCCTTATCGAGGTCTAAACATTCATCAAGGTTCTTAGCATCGAAGTCCTCAAAGACTTCAAGCAAAATTTCATATACAATTTTTCTATCATCATATGAAACATCGCTATCGACCAGATTTTCTATTATCTGATCCAGTATTTGTGAACCTGTAGTCCAAGAAGCCATTACTTTTTCCTTTTTATTGTGAAGAAGCGGAAGAACCTTACATAATACTTTACATTTGTTAAAGTTCTTATTATATTTATTCTCTTTCGCTTTTTCAATTTTTTATCGTTTATTAGACTTTCAAACCATTCTATATTCATCTCACATCTTTTTTTACCTCGTAACAACCAAGGTTCATTAGGCATAAGTTTCAGAAATCTATTTATAGCCTTTAATCTACGCCTCGCTGAATATAATTGTTCTGCTAATATATTGTCCAATTCATCAGTTAATAATTCTGATTGTCGTTCCTTCTTTATCATTTTTTACAATCCCATAAAGAAATGCTGCATGACTGGGACTAAGCCGAACACAACCATGAGATGCAGGACGCCCCAAATTACCAGTATGTGGAGTAGCATGGATAGCATAACCGCCACTAAAAAAGATGGAGTGAGGCATCGGCGCATTATCATATTTCCTTGAGTAGTGCATTGGTTGAAGTGAATAAGGATGAAATGTTCCTGTTGGTGTGTAGTATCCTTTTCTTGCGGTTGATACAGGGAATTGATATGATCCTGAGTCTGTATCAACCTGCATCATCTGATGGCGCTTGCTGATGGTGATATCAGTCTGTGCCATTGCTGGTGTAGCAAATAGCATGGCGGCAATAATTAATTTTTTCATTCTATATTCACTCCTCTACATTTATCATCATTAAAAACGTAACAATAGGTCTGTATCCAGTTATGTGATATACGGTATTGTGCGTCTCTTAATCCTATTTTATTATCGCATACAAGATTATGTAGTCTATGTTCTAAAACATCTTTTACTCTGGCACCCCACATACCATTATAGGATTCAGGCCAGAGATTCCGTGTATCATTAGATCCACCGAGTTCTAAACTTATAAGATGATCTACCTCATATCCACCAGAACGTTCTATTCCATATTCTTCAAACACCTGATCCTTTTGTTTCTCGGTCACATGTCTAACAGTAGCAGTATAACCTTTTTGGCATATTTTGTCAACTGTTGCCGTTGAGTCAAATACACCAGGAGATAAATCTGAATTAGGTAAGATGGGGTCCTCTGCCCATGCCAATGAAGGCAATAGACAGAGGACTATGATTAGATTTCGCATTATATTTTCCTCATTAAAGGATAATTACTATCACATTTAATATTATTAACAAAAAAGACTTGCGTTAATCTTGGTTGTGATGAAGAATAATAACTACTGGCGGCGTGATATTCTTCACCATCATAAGCAACTAATCTATTATAAATGTTATTAAATCTGGCCGTTTCTTCAAAATGTGAATTATGTTCTTTTAATTTATCATCATAATTTGGAATTATATTTCCTTTAAAAAAATTATGTTTATATTTCAGATATGAGTCCTGATTGAAAAAAGAATTCTGTCGATAAATTGATGTTCCTGATTCTTTTTCTATATTAGGTGTTAAGTAAATTATGCCCGCTAATATATTAATTTTATCTTTATGTACCCACCCTATATTTTTTATTGAATTTTTGTCAGTAGAATAAGGATATATTTTTTGAAATGAACTATAAACATTCCAATCTAATCTACAATAATTCGTATCATAAAATATAGAAAATAATTTTTTACAGAATTGTTCCCATAAATTTCTATTTAATAAAGATAAGCATTTTGTTCTTTCTCCAGGCGCTTGACCATTTTCACACTTGGTATAATCTAAAGATAAGGCGAAATCTCTCACCTCATCTGGATTTTCATAAAAATTATCTATACATATGGTCGGAAACCTTTTTATCATTATATCAGATTTCGCATCCGCCAGCGGTACAGGCTAATGTCTGCACACCTTCAACATTATCTTCTATCTCAACCAAACTATCCCAATCAAGTGATTTTGGAATTGATGGTAACATGGCATCATATAAATCCTTTGTAATCTCCTCGTAAGGCGCCTGACGATATGAACCACCATCGTGTGGTAAGAACGATACACCAGACATTTCATCAAAGTGATCATACACCCACGCACCAACTTTCATCCATTCTTCTTCACGAACGTTGATTGTAACAGATGGCTTGTGTTCACACCATGCTTCCTGATACACAGCCCATAGTTCGAGATGTTTGATTGCATCAATATCGTCTCTTACAACTGCACCCTTTGGTGCTTTCATCGGAAAAGAGAATACGGTTGTGGACTCAGGCTTCATAACATCTGGCTCCCAAGGCACACCCTTATCCTTCATAAACTTTGTGAGAGGATCTTTGTTATCCGCACGAACACGACGTATATAGTATTGACTATGGCGAGGATGAATGCCAGAAGCAGAATCACAAAGTTGTGAAACAGTACCAGAAGGCTTAACGCAAGTGATAGCAGCAGCGACATTAATGCCAAGAGTAGTGGCCAATTCATTATTCACCTTTACAGCATGATCACGAAGAGAAGCAAGACGTTCCTTGATACCTTTGTCATCGGGATTGTTAAACAACTTGGAGTCGTAGATGCCTGTAAGAGAAACACCAAGTAGTCTTTCTTCTTCGGCGTTCTTAACCCAAATCTTTCTTAGGTAGGGAAAATCCGTAAGAGTAGATTGAAAAGTACCAAGGATAGTAGCAACCTCAATCTTATCCTTAATATTTTCCATTGTGTCATCGGCGCGGATAACGACCTCTGTAAGGTTGCAGAAACCATAAGGTCGTAATATAATTTCGCTACACGGATTTGTGCCAAATAGTTGATCAGGATTTCTTCTTCCATTTCGTTTTGCGATTGTTTGACATGCTTCACGACTGAATAATCCTCTCTCACCTGATTTACTTTCGTATAATGAAATCCACTCGGCCATGAATGTGCCGATTTCCGGTTTCTCATTATACACGGCAGAGTTGTTTGATAATGCTCGTTGAGGGTTTGCTTCCCACCATGCACCTGCCTTAGCATGACGCATACGATCATCTGATAAGTTGGATAGACTGATCATAGCAGAACGACGAACGCCACCAACTACAACTACTTCACCAATCTTACACATAATGTCATGGCACTCTAATGATGTAAGACGACGACCATGAGCATTACGAAACATCTTTACAACAAACTTAAATAGTTCCGAAAGTGGGCCAGGCCCAGATGAACGGCCACCAAATGTCTTCAAGGGAGCACCTGCTGGTCGAACCTTGGTCAGGTCCCACTTTGGAACTTCGCCCGTATAGAGAAGCGCAATAAGCATACGGAGAGCCTTTGCCCATCCTTCCTTACTGTCTCTTACGACGATTACGGTTTCAGAGTCAAATAGTTTCTCTGGAATTTCTGGCAACTGATTAATAAATTGACGTTCAACGGAGAAACCAACACCAGTACCACATAAAAGAATAAACATGGCCTCATCAAATGCTTTGGGATCATCAATAGGCAAGAATGAACAGTTATAACCACATGTGTTATCACGTTCTAATGCTTTGCCGGATGTCATCAAGGCACGCATAGATGGCATAACTTTAAGATCAATAATTGCTTTCTTTACCTTCTCACGAACAGGACCCATATCATAGTTATAATTACTGGTGAGATGATTATGCATAAAGGTAAGATATCGTTCAACTGTTTCCTCCCAATTTTCTCTTCGGTTCAATTCAGGTAGATATCTTGAGTATCTTGACTTGTAAATAAATTCTTGATATAGACTGTCCATTCTTATTCCTCTACGATACGGTTAAATTTGTTATTACCAAAATGGCCACCATGGTTTATCTTTAGCATCAGGCACATCCTCAGAAAACCAATATTCTCTTAGTGATGGGAAATGTTGTAGTATTTCTTTGCGGGCACCAATAGCAATTTCTCTATGTTCTTTCTGTGTGCCTTCTGTAGCACGAACATCGATGTAATGAATCCAAGAACGAAGCGTTCCGGACATATATAGACGGGTTGTGGTCAGACCTTCTGGTAGAACCACTCTTGCCTGTTCTTTAGCAACACCATTTTCAATAGCCCACTTATAAGCAAGTCCTGCTTCGTGTGATTGTTGTAGTTGCTTGGCCTTCCATTGCTTACACAATAGTTCATCAGACGTTTCAATAGAGTTTTGTCTATTCTTTTTATCCTGTAATCGTGCTTCTCTCTCAACAAATCCTAAATCTTTTGTTGGGTCAGCATAACGTTGACTAAACTCCTGAAATGAAAACGACCGATGCCTAATAATCTGATGTGAAATGTCTCTTGTCGTTTCAATATCCATAGTGATAGAAACCATTTCAAATGGCGACCAGTGTTTATTCTTAATTAGATACTTGAGGAGTTTAGGTGCTGTTAGTGTATTGTTTTGATTTGATGGATTAGAAACTCTGGCAGTATAAGCAATAAACTCTTCCGCGGTCATTTGCTGACCTGCTTTTGTATATGGAGAGTCCAACCTTATTGTTGGTTGTGTGATTGCGATTATACTTACAGCCATTTTTTAGTTCCTAAAGATTGACCTATTTCTTCAATTGTTTCTTTCACATGAAACTTTTCACCTGAAACAACAGCAATCTCTGTGTATTTACCTGACGAATAATTCCAAGGACGAATTGATACAATATGGTCTGGGTTTATATAAACTTCTTTGCCTGATGTCGTAGCATCATGAACGTTTAATGACAATTTCAATATTTTCATATTATTTTCCTTCATTAATAATTTTAATGACCTCGGACAAACCTTCTTCAACATTCCATTTTTGCGGCGGGCCAAACCCACCAATAATTACCGTTGCTAATGAACCACCGTTTGTAGGTTCTTCAAAAACAGAAACGATACATTCTGAATTAATGTAAAGAGGATTACCTTTATATCTATCACTAATGTTAGTGAATTTTAACATTTTCATATTTTTGCCCACTGGTTCAGGTTCATCGTAGCATGAAGGCCGTTATGTGTATGTATATCTATAATGTGCTGGATAATAGAAGCGGACATACCTGAAAGTATCATTTCATTTATATCTTTTTGCTTGATAGTATCAGGCCAAATACAAACATCATATCCTCTTTCAATTGCTTTCCTCATATTAGAAACAATCTGTTTATTCCTCGGTTCATTATCATATACGAAAGTATATTGATAGTCAAGACCTATAATTCGTGAAGCAACCATAAGGTTAGCATCCATAGTAGCAACAGCATTTTGAATAAAGAGGGAGTCAATAGGTCCTTCAACCACATATATCCTTTTCTTCAAGTCAACTTTATTCCATCCGAAAAGTTTTATACAGTCTTCGGAAATTTTTATTGTTATGTATTTGATTTTGGAAGGACCGATAGCACGGCCTTGAACACCTTGTAGAATACCATCCTTATCATAAAATGGAATAACGATCCGGTCTTCCTTATATAGCTCCTTGGTATTCTCTGGAATCAACTCCTGAATAAATTCTTTGAAGTCCGAGGCATAAAAAAATCCCTCTAATGGCACTTGTCTATGCTTGAGATATAACTTTGCTGGATGGTCTTCGGAGAGCACCTGGACGGGTGGAAGGTTAATCGTCTTTGGTATATTGAAAGTGGGTTTACTCACAAAATCCGCTACATTTACGTTATTTGATGTATTAGACCGCTCAAACTTTTCCAACAAATATTCTTTATAAAGGTGTGGGTCTTCCTGTTTCATAAAGTTCACAAAGGAAGTGGAAGCACCACAGTTATGACACATAAAGAAAAAGGCATCTTTCCGTTTGTAGATATATCCACGGGCCTTAATTTTATTTTTGGTGGAATCTCCACATACAGGACAACGGAAGTTCCATAAAAATTCCCCCCTTGCTTTAAACTGCTGGAGTTTTGGGGCAAGGAGGGAGACGTATTTTTTATCAATATATAAGGACATATTCCACCGTATTCATAATGAACTTGTATTCTATATCATAGTCAACTCTATGTCAACTTATTTTTTTAAGTATGGTCTCATTTGTTGTAAGACTTCCTTCAAACTATCAATCTCTTTACGGAGGTCTTGTCTATCACCATCAACCACAGGAATACGTGATTCAAGTTTTGTTTTTATTGAATCCATGGTTTCTTCTATATGGTCTACCTTTTGCTCAAGGTAAACTACTCTTTGCTGTAGTTCCATATCTTTGACCTTAAAGTCGCCTACAGTTATAAAGTAGGCGGCAATAAGGCCTCCCACACCAATAATGGCGGAGATTAAATGTGGAACTTTGTTTATAGCAAATCCACCAACTTCATTATCAAAGTCGTTGGTGTTTCTGTTAGTCATTACTGCTATCAACCTTTCTATCCTCCCCGTCTTTTTGAAGGGTGCTTGGGAGGGTCTAACCCTTCATTTATTTCATCGTCTACACCTTGTATAGACGGTGAAATGGCGTCTTGCGTTTCAGCCTGAGCGAACAATCTCGTTCTCAGTATATTCTCTTGCCCTCTGGTCCAGGCAGAAATGCCTATTACAACACCCATAGCCATGTGATAGAAACCAGAATCCTTCAAAGTCATAGGATCCCACTTAAACTCATTACCGGTTTCTTTGGCATAATGAAAAGCAATCAAAGGGAAGATTATAAAATCACAGACACATACCGCGAAATACTGCCAAGCCATCATCGGCCGCCAGTATTTTGTTATCCAAGGTTCATCTTCAAGGACGACCTTGGGTAATGGGAATTTCTTAGCCATTATTTTCCTCTGGTTCAAATGGCAACCCTTGGGCAATTACTGGCAAAGGTTCGACCGGTTCAACTGGTCTTGAAGGTAGATCCTGTTTAGGTTCTTCCTGTTTTGGTTTAGGTGGCAAATCCTTAACCTGTTCTGCCTTATCTAATGCTCTCTTTGCCCTTTGGACTTTTGCTAAACGGTCTTCAAGACCATTATAACCGCCATTAACTTTTCTTGTTATCTGTTTACCGTTATCAGCATCGGCCAGTTCATTTAATCCTCTGTCCTGCCAATACTGTGCGGCGGTCAAAACTGAAACCTCTGGTGTTGCTGCCAACTCTGGGTTATTTTCTAAATCGTATCCCAGTTTCTTACCATATGTGCGATAGTTGGCACGGCCTGTAATCTGTAATACACCTCGGCCTTTATATCTACGACCATCACCTTTTCTAACATTACCTAAATCTTTTCTACCTTCGTATGCTGCGCCAGATGCGTATTCTTCGGTAGTTCTAAAATGGTCGCTTTCGTGTGCGATCTGTGCTAAAAAATGTGCTATTCTTAACTTTGTATTAATTTTATACTTTTCAAGTGCCGCAGGTAAATACTTCACTAATCCATCAACAACCTTTTTATTTACAGAAGCACCAGCAACGTCTTTCAATAACTCTGGTGTTATTCTATACATGGTTTATCCTTTATATCTAACGTACCTCATTTCGCCAGTTTTCTCATTCTGGACTATGATAGGTCCTTTATTCTTATTAGCATATTCTCTAATTTCGGAGAAACAATCATCCTCTTCAAGGTATGTTCTCCAGTGCTTATTCTTTCTTTTCTGCATAGTCAGACTATGAAATATAGCAGAGGACACCTCAAACACGGCAGCCTCAGCAAAGTTTGGTTTTCTACGGCGAAGCATAGGCATCATCTGTGATGGTCTGCCTGGTTCACCCCAATTGGCAGGTTTACCGGCCTTACTAACACCGGCACCGGCGACATCACCGCCACCTATATTAACTGTTGGAGCACCATCTTCTTTAATCATCGAAATTCCTTAATCTGTTTGCTATAACCATGTCTACTGGTATTTCTTCTTGTCTTACATGGTATTTATTAAACGAGACGGTTAACCGATTGGGCATATATTTAAGAAATATAAGAATTGTTTTGAGTAGTGGATAGTCGTCTTGGTCGACCTTGAAGAATAGCATATTGACGGTGGGTTCGACACCAAAGACATTTGAGAGAATGATAACGTGGTTTAAAACCAGTCTCTCTTTGAACTCACCTGTTTGTCTATATTTTCTCAATAACCTTTTAACATACTTTATACGTTTGAGATCGTCCTCAAACTCTGATTGGAGTATATGAGGACGATCATAACATTTTGCAGCATATATCAAAAAATTACCATCATTTAAATCATTTATCATTACATTTTATTCAGATGCCAAGTTGTGCTTTGTTGGATCGTATTTATCTCTTGGGATACGATGGACTCCACCGCCGCCGGCAGCCTTTGGATCACCTTTGTTTGTCACGAGGACAGTATTGGTTCTTTCTTTGCCAACACCAAGGCCTTGTTTAACCTGTGTAGAAACCTTCTTCTTCATTTTCTTCATGGCATATGATTTCTTTACAGAACCCATGACCTCATCAAGGTTATCTTCCTCTAACTTATCCCAATGCTTTTTGATATACTTCGGGCTACCAGTTTTCACACTTTTACGGCCGTCACGGTCTGTTGTAATTGTATGATACTCGGTTTTATGACCAGGATTGCGTCTATGTAAGGTATGAGTTTCGCCCGGTCTTTTCTTTACACCGGCCTCTACCTTTTCATATTCTTCTTTAGCTTGAACACGGGCACTACCTGTCATTTTATTTACGGCACGTTCTATGCCTTGTTCTCTCTTTTCACCAGTTTTATTGGATTTATGGAGAGATTCTTTGTCCTTGCGAGAATATGCTTGTTCACCTTCGGCCGCTGCACCAAGTCCACTAACATGAGCTTTCTTGATATAACGTCCGAGAAGTCTTTTTGATACCTCATCAATCTGTTCTTCATCCAATTCACCAGAAGATAATTTCTTATCAGTCTTACGCATCATTACAGACACGGCAGACTTTGTGCTTGGTGAATCGCCTTGGGTACAATCACAATCACCTAATGCGGTGTGCATATCTTCTTTTGGTGCCATAGCCTTAGCAAGTGCCTGACGGTCTTCCGCAGCCTCTGATAGTGATACCTCAGCCATGTCAATAAGACGGTCAAGTTCTACTCTATCAACAACCTTTGCGGCAACCTTAAACATACCACCAGTTGATGAAATAAAGTTTGCTGTTGCGGCATATGGAACAACAGTTGGGTGCGCTCTCCAGTATTGGATGAAAAGATAAAACTTACCAGGAACTTCTTTAACGAATTCACCCTGGTCGGTCATACCCATTCTATCACCAAACTGGCGTAGTTCGATTGCTTCAATACCCTTCTCACCATCGAGATATACTCTCTTTGGAAGAATGATGCTGAAATATGATAGAACCTTACTGGCACGCATCAAAGCATTATATGGTGTGACGGATGGATCTGCCAATACGCTGGCAAGGGAAGAGTTGATCTGTGCCCTTACCACTTCTCTTTCTAAGTCGATACTGCCGTCCTTAACAACGGCAGTAGGTACGACATCTTCTTTTAGGTAATCACGGAATGATTTCATCTATATTATCCTTAGACTACGTATAGGATTGTTGCGCTGCTTGTTGCCACTGAGTTAGCACCAGCCGCTGTGACAAGAACGCGGAATACGTTGCCATTTGCTGTCTTGTTGTTGGCAGTAAATGTTGGTGAAGTATTGTTGAAATACTGACCAGCTGTGTTCGCAACGTTGGCCCATGAAGAACCGTTGTATTTCTGCCAGTAATACTTTAGTGAAGCACCAGATGGTGTTGATGTAGCAGCAGTTGTAAATGTAATGTTCTGAGCAACGTTGAATGTATTGCTTGATGGTTGTGTTGTGATTGAGATGTAATAGTCTGGGAACTGGTTATCATCTGAACCATCGGTTGAAATAGAACCTGTAGCAACAAGTGTTTCATATGTAATACGACCAGCACGGAGACCTGTGCCTTCTTTACGAAGAACCCAACCTGAGTGTGTAGGGTGGGCGCGACCGTTTGCCTGTGCCGCAATCATTTCGTTTGTATCAACACCAAACTGACCAATTATCTGGTTGGTGAAGAAAGCATTTGCTGTTACATTCTCAAATAATGATGTTTGGTTGGCAGAGGTCATCTTTTTGTTGACCTGCATTAGAGCAGCAATATCGGAATTTGCTGCGTTGTCTTTATTACCCCATAATGGCATTTTAGTGTTCCTTCTCTATGATAGGTTTTATTTAGGTATAGTTTTGTGCTTGTGAACCCCGAGATTCAGGGTTTATTTCAACTGTATCTGCTGGTTGGCCTGTGGCAGTTTTGCCTGGGTTTAGCATCTTTTTATCGGTCGCTTTCTGCAAGGCAACCTGAGTTGCTTCCTGTGCCAACTTTTTAGATGTGCCATAACGATGTTCAAGGGCGCCGAGTTTACCGGCACCCTGAGACTTTGCTCCTTTTTGTGGAGGTATATTCATTAAACGATCCTATATCTGTTTGCGCCAACTTGAACGGACTCTTGTAGACCTGGCTTATTAGCATTAGCCTTTGGTCCTGTGTCGATTCTTGGCATTTTATCTGTGTCAGGACCGGCAGTATCCATACTTGATGTAGCAGCGGATGCCTTTGGAGCACCTGATGCGGCAGCTGTATCGGACTGTGATGGTTCTGAAGGTGCTTTCCAACCTTTTGGTTGTGCTGCTGGAGCAGGTGCTGCCTTAGG